ATAATAAAAAATTATATTAAAAATGAAAAAAAATTGAATCATTTTTTACATAAAAAAGAATATGTATAAAATGAAAAAAAATTGAATCATATTTTACATAAAAAAGAATATGTATAAAATGACAAAAAATTGAATCATATTTTACATAAAAAAGAATATGTATAAAATGAAAAAAAATTGAATCATATTTTACATAAAAAAGAATATGTATAAAATGACAAAAAATAGCGGTGTTTCATATATGATGAAGGGAAGAGTTTCTATACTGTACCTGGAGTTGTGATACTTGGCTTGTGTAGATACTCGTCTATTCATTGTATAGAGTCTAAGAGGTCTCACTGATGTTATTTCCCACCTGTAATGTGGTTAAAAGTTCAGGGAATGGAAGGGTGTGTGTTGGGCCAGTTTAGACAGGGGAAAGTTCTAAATAAACACAAGACATCCTACGATCCGAAGGCGGAGGTGAATTAACACCCGTGGTGGTGCCTAGGAGTTCAAATAGTATGGTGTATTTAAAAAGGTTACGCCCTGTTAAATATGATTGCTCATACTATTTTGTGACAAGGAGGAGGTCAGTAGGAGAGGACGGATGTGACTCTTTCGAAAGCCGTGTCATAGATAGCAAAACTTATCCTGAATAGCGCTTAAAAAATCCTAGCGTAGTGGTATTAGGTTACCCCCCTAATATTTAACTGAAAAAATGAATTATAACTGAGGACTTAAGTGTCAGGTTATATGAAGTGATTTCTGGGTTGCCGACGGGCATTGGGACATAATATAACTCGCCTCCTCGTGGTGTGTCCTGGATAATGAACGCGTATGTTCTGAACCAAATGAGTTACCAAGTTTTTTTTACATTTATATTTGCTCCTTTGTTCTTTTTCTTATGATTATTCGGATCATATGCTTCATCCTCATCGTCTGAACCAATATTTTTACTTATTTCCCAAAATTCCTTCGAACCAAGTCTAAACGAACCATGACTGTCTGCTCGGTACCAAAATATTTGATCTGTCAACTTGTTTGATTTTGCATTGTTATTTATAACCAAACATTCATAATTCTCAGTAGTAGAATCCATGACGGCACAAAAACTCTCCAAAGTAGGAAACATCGACGCATAATTCTCCCAAATACGCTTTCGATTTGTCAAATAGGGTTCTCTCAATATGAATACATAATCAATATTTGTACGTAAATTAGGTGGAATACCCAAAGGATATTGCATTGTAATTATCAGCATGATTTTCCAATGACGTCCATTCATGAAAAGCAAACGCATCATTTTATCACGTGTCCAACTTTGATCATATAAGCAATCGTCCATGATTACAAATGCACGGGGGTCGATCGAAGTTCTTTTATATGTTTCTATTTCCTTCTTTATCTGCTTCAATACAGTTTTCTGTCTACGCAAAATGTTTTCTATTAATACGGTATTGTATTCGTCGTGAATAAACAATTTAGGCACATGTTCTTTGTAGAATCCATTACCTGCTTCAGTACCAGATATAACAGTTCCAATGGGAATGTCTTGGTGATAATAAAGGAGATCTCTGACTAAAAACGATTTACCTGTGTCACGACGTCCGATAAGAACAATAACCGGTCCTTTGTTCTCATCCGGCTTGAAAGTAATATCACGCATATTAAATTTTTTTAATTCGAGAGTCATATAGTCTTCCAATAGATTTATAAAATTTATATATTAACGAAGACTCTCATTTATTGTGTTTGTTTTAGAGTATTTAAATGTTTCAGATGATTATATCATAAATCATTATGAATAGAGAAATTCCTAAATTCTCATTAAATTTCCAAATGATAGAGTCTATTGATTTGAATAAAATGAAGTCGCAATTTGAACCAGACAGTGACGATATAGAAATCGATTACAATCCTTTTGAAATAAAGAAATTCCAGTATTATCAACCTTTATACAAAGTATTTTTCAATATGGATGATACAAATTACAATTCGATTTGTTTGAACCATAAATATAAGATGATTGACTTGGAAAATGTGAGAAATTCAGAAGATAATTCTATAATCAATAGAAACATATTCATTAAATATTCACCGATGTTGAATCCTCTTCATTATATGGTTGGTAAATATGATTTCGAAGATGAAACATTAAAGACTTTACCTAACTTGACTAGTAACAATACCTCCAAAATAGAATCCATCAATAATTCATCCAATGTTGATTGTTTTTTCAGTTTTTTGTCCAGTATCATATTGAACCATCATAACTTTGTCAATTGCATTGATTTCTATGGATCGTATCTTTGTATTCAAGACCAAGCAAAAATCAATGTAACAGATGACTATGAATATTTATGTGATTCTGAGGTCTTCACACAAAAGTTGAATAAAGAATGGAAAATATCAAAAATCGATGTGATCAATAAGATGATTGACATGAACGACTCACGTTCTAACAAACAATGTATCGAAATAAATGAAATTTTGGATATCAATGAAATCTTGGAGTGTGAAAATATAGAAAACGATGAACCACTAAGTGGATGTGAAAAATCCGAAGACGATGTGAAAATCGATGATTTAAGCAATGTAGAGTTACACGAAGAATTCGGACAATGTGATGAGTCCGTTGATATTGATGTTTCCCAATCGGATGATTCTGACAGTAATGTCGAAGAAACGAGCGATGAAGAAAGTGAATCCGATGAAGAATCTGACAGTAATTCAGAGATTTCATTAGACATAGAATTATTTGCATATATCAAAGAGTTTCCAGTACAAATGATTTGTTTGGAGAAGTGCGACGGTACATTCGACTCATTACTGGAAAATCAGAATATTTCAGAAGAAGAGTCATGCTCTGCGTTGATGCAAATAGTAATGATCTTACTCTGCTTACAAAAAGCATTCAAATTTACACACAATGATCTACATACAAATAATATCATGTATGTGAATACAGATCAAGAATTCATATATTATCAATATAACAAGATCGTGTACAAGGTACCAACATATGGAAGAATATTTAAATTAATTGATTTTGGTAGAGCCATATATAAATTCAAAAACAAGATATATTGCAGCGACAGTTTCGCTCCAGGTGGAGATGCAGCAACCCAGTATAATTGCGAACCTTTTTATAATGACAAAAAACCAGTCATAGAGCCCAATATGAGTTTTGATCTTTGTCGTTTGGGTTGTTCGATTTATGATTTTATCCTAGACAACGAGGAGGAGTCGGAAATGACTGAGTTTCAAAAAACTATAAATAGATGGTGTTTGGATGACAACGACTTGAATGTATTGTATAAAAGCAGTGGTTCGGAAAGATATCCGAATTTCAAATTATATAAAATGATTGCTAGAACAGTTCACAACCATACTCCCGAAAATCAATTGAAATACGATTATTTCAATAATTTTGCGATAGATAATTTAGTTGAAAGTGAGGTAAATGTAATGAATATTGATGAGATTCCATCGTATGTCCATATGCAGTGAGTCGCCGCGTTTATTGTATGTATAATTAATATTATATACAATAAGAAGTCTTATGGATGATTTCGTGTTAAGCAATTTACATGAAGCACGCAACGAATGGTGCAGTCGTTTAGTGAGTATTTTTTGCCCTTTGGTTCAAGAAGGAATTCGGTCGATTTACAATGAAGCATATAAATTGTGCGATGAAACGGGGGAAAATGAGAAATACTTGATGACCATGCAAAATTTATTGTCTCGTATTCCAACATGGAATAATGTCATTATCGAAGAAGAATGTAAACGTTTAGTCGAAAGAAGTGGTTGTACATATTTAGAGGATTTAATCACATGCGTACATATCATTCAATTAAAGGTAATTACCAGTGTGCGTGTAGGTAATAAACAGAAAAAAATCGATATTTCTATACCTGATTTGGATTCTTTTGTACATAAGGTTTATATCAACACTGCTAGAAAGGTGTATAGAAACATCTATTTATTTGAAAAAAACATCAGTCCTTTACAAATACAGAAAAATAACCGCGAATTTGAAATGATTGTACAAGAATGTATTATGGCAACTATCAGAGACAGCATTCCTACCGAGCAAATCATCCGAGCGTACATGGATGAAACCGAAGAACAAGAAGAAGAGGTGATTATAGAAGAAGTAGATCAACCAGAAGAGAAAATAGAAGAGAAAACAGATACAGGAAAAATAGATATTGATACACCAAAAGAAGATGTAATCGAAGAAAAACCTCCTGTAGTTCCTTCTATTGTAGATGAAGATACAAATCCAGTGGTAACGAAATTATCATTTAATGATTATGATGCTGTACAAGATGCAACAACTGGTAGTGTTCAAAATATAGAGGCACCAAAGGACCTTGATACATTAGAAGAAATCAGTCAATCGCGCGCAATTCAACGAAAATTAGAGGAAGAAGAAGATGAAGAAGACAAAATAAAAATCCATACTGATTCTATCAGTTTAGGTGACTTGGACATACTTGAAATTGACAAAGTTAATACACCATTTTCTGGAGATAACTTAGTTTTAGACGACATCGAAGTCTTGGCATAAACCATCATATGCGTTTAAAAAACATAATATTTATTCAATGAATAAATATAATGGAAAAAGTATTGTTATTGGCATTCATAATATGTTTTTTATTCTTTTTAGTGAAATTGGCAGAGTCTCAATATATTGAGAAGAAACAGAAGCCATTGAAAATACTGATTCGGGACAGTGTATTTGCATTTGGATGTTCCTTCATTACATTGCTTGTGTATTTTCAGTTTGACGAAAAAATAGGCAATATATTTGAACAGGACGCAACTGCGGCGGCTTCGTCTATGAAAGCATCCAATATATTTACAGATGAACCGGGGTTTTAGAAAAAAATTGAATTTATTTTTTACAAAAAAAGGTATAAAATAAAACGTTGAATACTACAGTAATATGGTAAATACTCGCAATCAAAACAAATGTCAAAATGAATTGGTTAAGGAATTTGAATCGTCGGTCATAGATATCGATACAACTACACAAACAAGTAAAATTGGTGATTTCGAATTAACATTCGATTTTGACCATGCCAGTCGATGTTGGAGAATAAATAAAAAACAAATAGGCGATGGGACTTATTATTACATATGCGGTTTCATTAAAAAAGATGGAAAACCTTGTCAAAATCCGACACATTGTAGAATACACAACCGCCTATAATCTATTCAATTTACGCGTTCTTCTCTTCCCACCCTTTGTGTCACCACCCAAATTGTGCGTTTTTATTGCATTATTTGCCAGAAGAATGATTCCACCTAATATAGACTCGCCTAACTTTCCATTTGTTTTTAATTTTTCGAACATCTCACACGTTTTGGTTGCAATAGTTTCTTCAATAAAAATGTTCATTTCACTACCACCTATCTTATCTTTAATTGCTTCGGTCAATTCTTTATCATCAATGGTTGCCATTTATATACTATATAGAATTAAAAAATTGATTCGTTTAAATTCAAAACTATTATTATCATTGAATATAAGATTATATGCAAGGATTTGCCACAAAATCATCGTGTTATCAAAAAACAAAAAAGAATAAGAGTACTATTTCAAAGCGAGAAAAAGCGAAATTATGGGACGCATTTGACGAAAATATAGACAAGATCGAAAACATTGTACCGAGCAGTGCGGATTTGAATGAATGTGATATTTGCTATATATGTCAGTCTATACTGATGGTGGCGGCCAATGGATTCCCCACATGTTCCAATCCTGAATGTAGTGTTATATATTCCAATACATTGGATTATTCTCCAGAATGGAGATACTATGGAAACGACGATAAAAATACTAGTGATCCCACACGATGTGGAAATCCCATAAACCCACTTTTAGTGGAGTCGTCTTTTGGTTGCAAAGTATTGTGTCAGCAAAAATCATCGTTCGAAATGAAGAAGATAGGAAAGTGGACATCTTGGCAATCGATGCCTCATAGAGAAAAATCATTGTATTCAGAATTCCAATTTATAACAAATATGGCTCATAATTCAGGTATACCTAAAATATTCATAGATCATGCTATGATTATCCATAAAGAAATAAGTGAACAAAAAATGTTTCGTGGTTTGAATCGAGACGGCATTAAAGCGGCGTCGATATACATAAGTTGTCGACTAAATGAATGCCCTAGAACGGCACATGAAATCGCGGAAATATTTCATTTAGATAAGACAAGCGCTACAACTGGATGTTCCATGTCGATCAATATTCTCAATAATATCGAAAGGAATTTGATTCCTTCACAGCAGAGTAATTTGATATCTACTAAACCAATTGACTTTATACAACGCTTTTGTAGTAAACTGAATATTAACAATGAATTGACAAATTTTGCAAGTTTCATTTGCAAAATAGTTGAAAAGGATAAAATTATCAATGACAATGCGCCTAATTCAATTGCAGCAGGAATCATATATTTCATATCAAAAATATGTTGCTTGAATATCAGTAAACAAGACGTAAAAACTATATGTGGTGTGAGCGAAGTCACAATCAATAAATGTTATAAAAAATTGGAATCTTTACAAGACACATTGGTTCCTAGTGCGATCATCAACAAATACACATAAATAAATAATACAATATTTCTTATTTATTTATTTTCTATTTTTTGTTTCCCATGTATGGAATGACGTATGGGTTTTGCTGTAATACATTCATCAAATTTCCATCATTACGCTCTGTATGGATATTCTGAAAGATGGGTTGACTTTGATTGGTTCTACCCAGTTGACCGATTGAAGGGGATGCTTTTGTTCCCTCTTTTGCAATAGGTCTCTTGTTAACAAGGTCGCGATCCTTATTGTTATGTCTTTGGTTGATGTTGCCTTGATACAAACTCATGTTTCCTTGGACTAAACGACCATCTATTGTGCTGGACTTTATGTCATTATTGCGTTGATTGTACTCTGCGTCATAAGAACGAGTGGACTGTGTTCCAGTATTAGCAGAGGAATTTCCGGTATAAAGGAAATCACCTTGTTTTGTTCTAGCATTATGAACAGGTTGGCTCTCTGTCACAGTGTAAGCGCCGCGACCTGCATTATTCATATTCACATTAAAATGAAGTTTGTTTTCGGTGGTCTCTCTTATTGTGGGGTTTGGAACATCCTTTGGATCAAAAATGTATGAATTTGCCACTCTAGCCCCAGGATTTTGATATGGTCTCATGGCTTCCACAGTATTTTCTTTACGTGATGGCTTCAAAACATCAATCAAAGGCGAAATAGCCGCGCCAATCGCACTACCAAACGCGCCAAAATATCCGTCATTTTGTGCCACAGATCTATTGTTGGGATATAGAAAGTTTGACTGTATCCCATAATCGTCGTCCCTGGCCATATTTCGTCCATTTGCGTCAGCGACTCCAATAGGATAGGATTCCAATGTTTGTCTATGAGACTCCTCGTGCTCTCCATCTACATAAATAGAGGAATTGCCATATCCAGCATTTCCACTGTAACTTTGTGCAGTATCTGGACGTGACACATATCTCTCCACATGCTCGGCGCGTTGTGCAGGTTTTGTTTCGTAACCCATGGTGGTAAAAAGACGGTCCTGAGTCATCTCGAAATCACGCTCGGGTCTATTTTTCTCTTGACGTCCTTGCTTTGCCATAGACTTAATATGACTGTTTGCTGGACCCTCGTAACCCAATGCAGATACACCTCCTGCTCTAGGATTTGTCAAAACACGTAACTCGTCTACAGTTTTCGCATTCCATTTTTCACGTTCCATAAGACCAGCGTTAAATCCTCCAGCGCCCTCTGATGTGTAGCCTAGTCCTAAACCAGGTGCAACACGTTTTTCCTCAAATGGCTTGACATTTGCCATGCGATTGCTAGGATTTACACGAGATCTCATGAAATCCGTAGTGTTTGGCGCACCATGAGCGTATTGATAATTTTCTCCAGGATTAAATAATGGCGCTTGCTCTTTTTTATTCATATATGTAGAACCTGAACCTACATAATTATCCAAAGTCGCTTCATTTGATGTCGCGTCAATGTTTTTTGATTTCAAGTTACCCCCGAAAAATGGCACCATATTGTTATGGGCAAAATAATCCTTATTCACTTCTTCGCCAGACAATGAAACGAATTTTTGACCGGAATTGTTTTTGGCACCCATCGATGAATAGGACTCTATTTTATCCCTGTTTAGTTTGTTGTTGAAATACTTGTCGGTATATGCATTTGTTCCATCATATTTATTTACAGCGGATAATTGGGAAGTGTAATCTTCCTCTTTATTGTCTATACTTGATGGATAATTTCTATCATGTAAATTCATATTGGGCAATTTTGAATCTTCGAAATTTTCTTTTTGTCGCGATGCAACATATAACCCTCCTGCGGCAACTAATGGTATCGCTAATTCCATAATATTATATTACTATATAATATTATATTATTTTAACATGTGATACATTTCATTTTCTCATTTTTTTCATTTGCTCATTTATTTTATGTTATTTTTATATTGATCTTTCACAGTAATTCGCGATGATTCGTTTTTCTCAAATGGCATTTGAATGTATTGTTGTGAATCGTGATTGCTATAATCCCAACGATCACATTCTTTATCTCTAAAAGTCCATGCTGGAAGTGTTGCTCGTGATTCATCTATAATGGGTGATGCGGATTCATATCCAATGGATGCTGAATAGGCTGCTTCCTTATCATATTGTTTTATGTCTCGAGTAACCTTCCTATTCAATCCACGTAAATCTTCGTCGATTTGAATAGTATTTGTTCTCATATTTGCCCCCCACTTTTGTAATCTTATTTGTGGATCTTCCATAAATGTGGGTTTCATTCCATTTCCCGGAACATCCATATGATACATTCCGACTCGAAGACTTTCATCTAGTTTTTTTTTTACTCTTGCATCGTCATCATAAAATCTGGTTGTGGACATTATATATAATGTAAAATATAATATAAATATATTTATTATTTTTTATAAAAATGACGAGGTTGTGTCTAAATATGATCGTGAAGAATGAAAGTGCGATTATTACACGACTTTTTGACAGTGTATCTGCTTTGATCGATTGTTATTGTATATGCGATACTGGCAGCACGGACAATACAATAGAAGTAATCAAAGAGTATTTCTTAAAAAAAAATATACCAGGAAAAGTAGTACACGAGGACTTCGTGAATTTCGAGCACAATCGTAATTTCGCATTGAGAGCATGTGACAATATGGATACTGATTACATTCTATTACTTGATGCAGACATGATTTTAAATATAACACCAAATTTTAATATACAAAAATTCAAGGCCGAATTACCAAACCACATGGCACACTATATTTTCCAAGGAAACCAATATCACCATTACAAGAATGTGAGAATTGTGAAAAATTCACCGGATGTTTCTTATTGGGGCGTCACACATGAGTATGTACAATTGCCCAGTAACGTTACTTATGGTTGTGGTGATCCAAAGGATATTTTCATAAATGATGTTGGAGACGGTGGATCTAAGACAAACAAATTTTTGCGTGACATCGAGTTACTTAGTAAGGCATTGGAATCCAATCCAAATAATGATCGCTATACATTTTATTTGGCAAACAGTTACAAAGACAGTGGTCAACCCACACAAGCAATCAAATTCTACGAAAAAAGGATACAAATTGGGGGATGGTTTGAGGAAATCTGGCAATCACATTATCGCATTGGAATGTGTTATGAAGAAATGGGCAATATGGCACAAGCCCTTTTCTGGTGGTACAAAGCCTTCGAAATTCATCCCCAGCGCATTGAAAACCTATACAGAATCATTTCTTATTATCGACAACAGGGACAAAATCAATTGGCATATGAATTGTTTCATGTTGCCGATTTGCGACGTGGGACCATTCAATCCTTGGATTTTTTATTTGTAGAAAAAGACGTGTATGAATACAAATTGGATTATGAATTGTCCATTATATCGTATTATGTGAATCACTACAATTACAATATAGTTAAATGTTGTATGAATTTATTTTCGTATTTGCATTTGGATGACTGGATGTTTCGCAACATTCTCAGTAATTATAAATTCTACTCCACTACCATTGGAGGCACAAATCTGAAAATAGATTTACCTAAAGTAGAAGACGGCTTCAATTCATCCACTCCTTCATTGGTGTTTCACAAAAATGAACTCATCCTTAATACACGGTTTGTAAACTATTACATTGACGACAATGGTGGTTATAACAATGGTGACTTCATTGAAACAATAAACGTTTTGACTAAATACAATTGTCTCGACCTATCCAATATCGAAATGGTTGAAGGGAATCAACACGTTCTCCAATACAATAAGGAGCATGACAACCGATATGTGGGTTTGGAAGACGTGCGTTTGTTTTCACATAAAGATAAACTCTATTTCAATGCAAATAGGGGCTTCGAAAATAAATTCTGCATTGAGCATGGTATAGTCGAAGATTCATATATTACGAATTCACAACTGTTGTCATGTGACCATAGTGACAATCCCATTCAGAAAAATTGGGTTTTATTCGAAGACGGTAAGGGAGACATGAAATGTATTTATGGGTGGTATCCATTGACAATTGGAAACATCGTGGACAATCACTTTGTTCAAACTTATCAAGGACCCAATATGAATGTATTCAAATATTTAAGGGGCTCGACAAATGGTGTCACGGTGAATGATGAAATATGGTTTATAGGTCACATTGTATCATACGAAGATCGTCGGTATTATTACCACTGTTTGATTGCACTGGATAAAAATACTTATAACGTTACACGATATACGCCGTTTTTCACTTTTGAAAAAGAGAAAGTGGAATATACATTGGGATTTGTTTGTAAAGACGATCATCTTGTCATCGGTTATTCTACGATGGATAAGACGACTCAATTTAGGAGCGTGTCCTTGGAATCTATATATCGGATGTTTCAGATTCTTGGTTTTCCACAACATATTTAGTCGCTGTTTTACAACATCCATATGTAGCCCGATGCCATTGTGTTATCCCGTATTTTTGAATACCCTCCATATGTTTTTTGGTTCCGTATCCCACATTGTCACATAGAGCATAACGTGTTTGTAGAAGGGGATATTTGTTGCACAGATTGACAATGTATTCATCGTGCGCACATTTAGCCAAAATGGATGCCGCTGCTACAAAACAATAAGTATTATCGGCTTTCTCAACGCAAATATGTGGCAACAATACAGACTCATCGTTTACCGTCAAAGTATATGCAGGGAAATCGTTTCCATCGACAATTGCGATTATTTGGGATTCGATTTCATTTTTTGATATTTGGAGTTGTTTGACCACATTGAACAAGGAAGAACGCATGGATTTGAGGACAGATTGACGGATATTGATTTCGTCGATTTCTTTTGCTTCGATGTATTGTATAGACCAGGCAATCGCATTGGATTTGATATAATCGGAGATTTCGCGCATTTTTGTTCTTGATTTGATTTTTTTACTGTCTTTCATATTTGCGAAATCGAAATTTTGTTTAGGTAAAACGACAGCGGCGGTATACAGTCGACCAAACATGGGTCCTCGTGCACATTCATCGACACCTATTTCAAACATGTTTTTATCATCGTGAAATGTTTTTAGCATTATTTTAGATATATACCATATATTTTTATTTACTTATAGTATATATAATTACATTATGTCCTCATTTTCAAAAATAATACCAGGATTGTTTAATAAAGTTACAAAAACGGTACCACTGTGGGCACTGATATTGATCGCTCTCATCGCCGTGGTGGTTGTGTATTTTTCTTACAAATCAACTATTGAGGGATTTACAAGTTCAGAAAAAATACAATTGGCATTTACCGATGTCAGTGGAATTCAATTGAAAAAAGGTTTTTATTTTTATCCCACATCAGGGCATATTTTGAGAAATGTTGAAAATGGCAATAACACCGATAATCAATATTTACTCTATAGTCGTGTGCCAGACAGCAATAATAATGTTTTAGAGGCCAGTTTGAATATTGTAACATCAGGCATGCCGACCGATTCAAACCTGGCTATTTCCGGTGATCTAACTGATTCATATAGATCGTGGCAAGTTGACTCGACTCAAGATACTTCTGGTCAATTATTTCTGATTCCATATGCTACCAATACCTTCATCCATGTTGCAGATGTAGACGCTGGTATACACTACTCATATTACTCCGTTAATGGAGGCGATATTATAGATGAGGTGATAAGTGAAATTAGCACTGAGGCTAAGGATGCTACAGGAACAGAGTATCAAAGTTTCACATCCGGAACAAAAACTCATATAACATTTACAAATGGCGAATCCGAATTAAAGTTGGACAGAGATACATATCACGTTGCTCAAAACGTTTATTTTGACCAAGACAGTGGAGATTTATATATCAAAGGACTAACTGACAATAGTCATAACATTACCATTTATCCAAGAAATTATGGTAATACAAATACAGAGGCAAAAGTACTTACCAGTGGAGACGTTAGTGAATTGAACACCAGAAAAACAATTGGAAACGTCAATGTGTCTGACTTCGAAAATTCTTTCATGGTAGAAGATAAAGAAGGTAATAATTTGGTTTTGTACTTATGTGCTGAATCGAAGTTAAGAACAGTCATTGCTATACTCCATAAAAATATAAATAACCAATATGATTTGGTGAATGTAAAACGTTTTGATGGAAGTTCAGTAATAACAGCAGGATCATTTAGTGGAGGTGAAGATGAAGGTGAAGGAGACGACATTGATTTGGAAGACGAAAATGAAGATGAAGGTGAAGGCGAAGATTCTGACTACGACAGACTACGCGATACACTAGCAGATTCAATGGAAGAATATCAACAAGGAAGAAATGGACCAGAGAGTATGGATGATTATTACAAATGGTATTGGTACTGGAATACAGCGGATTCCATGCCTGTTCATTTTTCAGAAGACTACATGCTAAAAACCCAAATGGTCCCACCAGTATGTCCTGCCTGTCCAGCATGCCCAGGTGCTAAAGAAGGAGGTTGTTGCACAAATTGCGGCGGAAACGGCGGATCCGGAACAAAAGACGAGAAGGGAGGAAGTGTGGTGTCCAATGGTAACCCAGTTGGTGATGCATATGGTAAAACATTGGATACAGGCAGCGATTTATTGAAGTCCGGAGGTTCGGGAGCAGTAAATCTCACAAGAGACGTTGTTGGGCTTGGTGCTGCTGGAGCAGTAGGCACTGCAGGTATGGCAAAAGACACTGTAACAGGTGCGGCAGGTTTGGCAAAGGACACTGTGACTGGAACAGTAGGTTTGGCAAAGGACACTGTGACTGGAACAGTTGACTTGGCAAAAGACACTGTGGGTGGAACAGCCGATTTTGTGAAAGGACTCGGATCTGGTGCCGTCCAGATGTCCAAAAATTTGAATAACGATGGAAGAACTGGTTACTATGGATCACCAAGTTACAATCAATCGTCTGTTGGAACCTATGGATCCCAAATCACAGGTCAAATTCCAAAAGGACCCGCGGATCCTTATACTTACAATGGCACATTGAAGCAAAAACCACCATCGAAATTCATGCCAATCACAGCAGATTTCAGTGCGTTTGCCAAATAATTCGTTAGCGTGACAAAATATAAATAGATTGCATAATATAATATATGCCATCTATTGAACCCAATTGGGAAAAATTAAATGAAATATTGAATAGAAAAGACATAGAAAAAGAGTTGAAATCGATTCTCGAAAATTACAATGAAAATATAAAAAACATACATTTCAAAAAGGGAATATATGTGTATGGTGCGCCGGGAACAGGAAAGACGCGTTTTGTAGAATCCGTATTGCGCGATTTGGATTATGACATTATAAGATATGATGCCAGTGATGTGCGAAACAAAAGCCTTATAGATTCAATCACATCGAATAACATCTCTAATTGCAATGTGTTGGATATGATGAAAAAGAAAAAACGAAAAATCGCGATTTTGATGGACGAAATCGATGGTATGAACAATGGCGATAAGGGTGGAGTCGCGGCTCTTGTAAAATTAATTCGTCAAAAGAAGACTAAAAAACAGATGTTAGAGAGTACATCCAGAAATCCCATTATATGTGTGGGTAGTTACTTTGTGGACAAGAAAGTGAAAGAAATCATGAATGTATGTAATGTATTTGAATTGAAGACACCCACAAATAATCAATTAATGCCTTTGATCAAAGAAATGATTCCAAATAAAAGTAAATATTACTGTGATATTGTTCGTTTTATCAAGGGTGATTTGCGAAAAGTGAATCTTATCAAAAAATTGTACGATCATGACCCGGAAAAGATCACATCGAGTTATTTGAAAAGGACGTTGCAATATAAAAATAGCGACGAAGATACCAAAGACATAACAACTACACTTTTTAGTGAGCGCAAACCATTACAAAGTCATTCCTTTTATATAAATGATAATAATCGCACTGTTGTTGCATTGCTATTGCATGAAAATATGATTGATCACCTACAATTGAACAATGTGGAAGATTTATATGGCAATTATTTGAAAATGTTGGACAATATTTGCTATGCAGACTATATCGATCGGATTACATTTCAAAATCAGATTTGGCAATTCAATGAAATGAGTTCTCTTATCAAAACATATTATGTTGCCAAAATTTATCACGACACTTTATCGAATGTCGAAAATAGAACAAATGATATACGATTCACGAAAGTTTTGACGAAATATTCCACCGAATACAACAATCAATTATTTGTTTATAATCTTTGTCAAGAGTTGGATATGGACAAAAAGGACATGTTCTGCTTCTTTCAAGAGTTGCGATTGTATTTTGGTATAAAATCCGATGATAAACTAGATCAAATAGAACCTTTATTTGAAGGAACTAATGTGAGTAAATTGGATATTAAACGAATTTTCCGATTCTTGGATAAAGTCACCAAGAAGGACGCTGTTGTATATTCATTGGATGACGAATAAAAAATTGAAGTATATTTTTTTTGCATTTTGGTTGGTAAATCATGGATCGTATAAGTATAGTCGACTCTCTTCTAGAGAACAAAAGAAAACGTGGTAGACCACGCAAAAAAAAACAAATAGTATCATCTAGAGTGGGTGATGATATTATTGCGAGATTGATTGCCGAAGTTCGACAAGAAGAACAAGATATGAAAAAACAAGAAGAAAAGAATAAAAAATTGAATCAAGATAATGCTAACAAGTAAACAGTATCAAAATATCAAAATGTCATTTCGTCCTTTGTTTAAAAAACGCGATTGGGTACCAAGTATGAGGGAGTTTGAGGATAGTGATAATGTAGGAGAGTTCATGACCAAACTTTACAACAATCCACGTGCTATCCAGCAATTAGAAAAAGAGAAAATGCTTGGAAATATTAAATTACAAGAAATTGTTTCAAACCCAGCGGCTATTGATTTACTAGAAAAATACATTACCGAAGTAGATGGATATTCACTCTCATTGAATCCAGCGGCCGCACATTTATTTAATAAATTCTCCGAAAACTATACATATTTGTCCTATTTGTATGGCGTGGATTACCGCGAAGAGGAAAACATTTATGACGGTTATTCACCTCGCGCATATTACGATATACATTGTAAATGGGAAAACGATGTAGATCTATATGGAATTGCATTAAATCCACAGGGTGTTGATTACATTGAATCCAATGTAAATATTTTGAAGACGCGTGATATGAACCTAATCAGCAATTTATGCTGGAATCCTCGGGCAATTCATTTGTTGGAAATGATCGAACAAAGAGATCGAAATTTATTGGATTTCGAAATATTAATAAATAATCCATATGCGGTGGATATTATAGAACGAAATATGGATAAAATTGTCGATGATTCACAATGGGAAGAAATGTCTTTTAACGAGAACGCAGTACATTTGATGCGTAAAAATATGGATAAAATACATTGGAAATCCATGTCTCAAAATCCATCGAACGACGCATTAAAATTATTATTGGAAAATGTTGATAAAATAGATTGGAATATGTTTAATCTCAATCACAATCCTAATGCAATAGAATTCTTGAGAAAGCATCCAGATAAAATAAACTATTCCTATTTATGCGAAAATCCGGTGGGTATCGAACTATATGAGGAATATGTAAAATCACACGACTGTAAATTAGTGTGGAATTGGACTGCATTGGCATCAAACACATCCATATTTATATTGGATACAGATGCGATGAAATCACAGATAAATTTGATTGATGAAAATAAAGGTAAGTCGTTTGTACAAGAATTGATGGAAATAACATGGCATCCGCTCCGAGTAATGAGGTATTTAAATGAATATAATTATGACTTAATTTCTGATACGTATATTGAATAAAACATATAAAAACGAAAATAAAAAGATTTGTATATGTATGTTTTTTTTGTAACTGTATGATATAATACAATGTCCTATATTCTTACACTACATAGAGATGACGACCGAGATGTTATGAAGAAATATAAAGCCGCAATATTTACATCATTTATCAGACCTTTAGAAGACGACACTCCATGTAAAGGATCCATTGGTCCTGACTTCATATATCAAACTTTAAATGCTTGTGAATACTTAATTATTCATCAAAAAGGGAATTCGAGTCATAAACCCGAAATTTTTGGTTTCGTATGTGTGAATCATTATTTGGATTCGAATAATAAAAACTATCTATATGTTGATTTGATTTGCAACAACAATATTCATCATTATAATTTCAGAAACAAAAGTGCCAGTGGTAAATCACTTTTGGATGCAGTGAACGATTTGGCTATAAGTACCATGGTTGATGCATATTATATCAAACTAAGTGCAATAGAGAGTGTTATTACATATTATTGGAAATTGGGTTATCGATTCCCAGATGTTATAAATATTTCAAAGGCTGAAACTAAGGTTAAAAGTCTTTTGAACGCACAAAGTGCTATTAAGAAAGGCGAAGACAATATTATTGATGCAGTAAAAAAGAATAATAGTCGATTGGTAAAAATATGTGAGGAAAAATTGGAATCGCTAAAAGATGAGTCACGAAAAAGGTACGAAGATATTATTGTGCACTACACAAAGGGTTTTTTAGCGGACACTAAAATGACTAAAAGCGACAAAATCGAGTTTGAAAAAGAAAATGGTATATACATGATAAATCAATTGAAGATCGATTCTCCTTCGTCGACGCCATCCAATCCTCAACCTCAGCCTCAGCCTCAACCAATTGAGCAATTGCCTTCGCAACCTTCGTCTTCTGAACCATCTTCTTCATCTTCTAATAAGAAAACAAGGAAGAACTGTAAGAAAAATCCTAGTGCATGCATTATGTCCGGTGGAAAGAAAATGAGAAAGATTAGAACTTTGAAAAATAAGAAAAAATAAGGAATCAATTAGGAATAGCGCTGACATCTACTCTCAATGACGCCTCCAATTCAGCAATTCTTGCTTTAAATTTTTGAATTTCATTCATTTGATTGTTTATAATTTGAACTGCAATAGGAAGCGTCAATGGTTGTGGTTCTGATTGCCCCGGTAATTTAACTTTGATGTTTTCAGGTGAGTTTTGTTGCTGTTCGCGCATTTTTTGCATCATTACTTTTCTCTCTTCATCGATCTCCTTCATTTGTTTGAGAACATCGGGTTTCATTTCGGGCGATCCTGGTTTATAATTTTCTAACGCTGCATCAATGTCTTTCATGAAATATTTTTTAATGCTCTCCTCCGATGTATACTTGATAAACATTTCAATGGTTTTATCAGATACTTTCGTATACTTCGGATTTGGATTTTCCAACATTCTACGTTTGTCAAAAGTATTGTGTTCATGAGAAAACACGAGTATTGTTTTTAATGGATCCAACTGTACAAATGGTATTGTATAGTTATGTAAGAATTCCTTTTCTTCTGCTAAAGATGCATTCTCGTTGTATTTTGTGATTGACAAAAGTTCTTTTCGAAACGCGAATGTGCCTGCTGTTGCGTGATTTGGGCCATATGGTCCACATTGATACATTTTCTGAATGTGTTTGAAATAAATATAGAGTTCACTGGAACCGGCACATAATGCTTGCTTATTTGATTGCAATTTTTCCACTGCATGACTAATGCGCTCAGGTGGATAGTAATCATCGTCATCCATGTAAACAATGATACTTCCGGTGGTCTTTGTATGCATGAGATTTCGTTTGGCGCCAAGAGTAAGTTTTTCATCTACTGCGAAATATTTGATTTCTGGAATATTGGATTCGTCGATCAAATCCTTGATTTTGTCCGTTCCATCGTCCACGATGATCCATTCGATGCGATTCCTCGGGTAAGTTTGATTTCGAAAACATTCAAACATAGTTTGGATGAAAGGACGTCTATTGTATGTGGGTGTACATACAGAAACCAGTGGATATATTTTCTTTTTCACGTCTTTTTTCTTTCCTTTCCCCATAATGATATTAATCTTATAGATTTTTAAATTATATATTTAACTCATTGTTAGATATATACTTTTTTTGGTTTATTTTTTAGATTCGGGTTCCTTATCACTAACGGTTTCTGGATTATTTTTCGAATCCAATACTTTTTCAATAAATTCCTGTTCTGTGTATGCATCTATCTCTTCATCTGCATCAAAAAATGTTCCCAATGGATCACTGAAATCCTCATAATCTTCATCAAATGACTTATTAGATTCATTGTATAATGTGAAACCAAATACAAAGAAACATAAACCAGAAAGAGATATCAGTGTTCCTTTCAATGCTCTGTTTTCCAAAGTTGAGAAATTATACATATTCTCACTAATGCCTCTTGAGAAAACCAACAACAAAAATACATTCATCAATTGCATTGTAAATGGAGAAATCTTATTTTTATCCGGTTTACATGATGATTCATCACTAGACTCTATACCTTCTTCAGCACCTTCACCTTCTTCGCCTTCTTTGCCTTTCATGAAATTGTTCATCTTTTTGTAAATGGGGGAAAGTTGAGTAGATGGAGTCAATGAGGCAACTATGTTCATCATTATTTCCATGAATCCTGCATTTTTGTCCTCGTACAATTTCACGCTAAATAAAGAGTGAGTTACAAAATAGAAAAACATGAGAAACAATGTGAAAGGATATAGAGTATATGTAATTCCTACCCGAAGACCCCATTTCAAGAAATTAGATATGTGCCATAAATAACTATCTTTGTATTTTTCTTCTTCACGTTCCTCGTCTTCAGATTTGGGTGGCGTAACATTGAATAAGTCAATGAAGGCTCGTACAAGTGCTAATGGCTTCAAAATACTGATATATAACATGATCATTGTAAATCCGTCGCCCACTTCCTTTCCTTCACCACAACTGAATATGTATTTCTTGAACCACCCACCTTGGTCAATTGGGTATAAAAATAGATATACGATGAAGAATAAGATCCACCATTGATATAACGGTTTTTCAGTTATATTGTAAATCGAATAGAAGAATGTTGGTCCCACGTTTCTAGATACGAATAATTTGTGCATGAAAGTAACCGGCAATAGAGAATATTCAAAAATAAATCGCACTATACTACTGATGTCATTTAAGAAATTTGTATCATAGGATGGAACATCAATATAATAGCCGTCTTCGTAATAGAACAAAAGAAAGAACCAATTGTATGTAATTGCGATGATTATGAAAAAATTAATGGATTTGTAAAATTCGTTTATAATCATTTTTTGGTGTTTCACACTTATATCTCTATCAAATAAACTGGTGAATATAATCACCAATTTTTTGATCACATATTCACCCAGGTAAAATGGTATGAATGCGAATCGCGGTAACATACCAATGTAGAACATCACCATTTCGGTGACATTGATATTTGTCATACTTTTATCCCCCTTTGTTGCACACCATCGATCTCCTTTCGAGGTAGTGGATCCTATTTTTAATCCACGGTCATCCAGAAGTCCTACACTTTTCAATTGTTTCTCTAATTCCTTGTCTGCAAAATCCTTTGATAAAAAGCCTTCTTTTTGATTTTCCTCTGTTTCCTCAGTTTTCTTACCGTCTTCAAAATTCTCTTTTGGTTTGGAATCATATATGTTTTCTAAAAATGGAAGTTTTGTAAAACCTTTTTTCTCACTGTTTAATTTCATCATTTTTTCTAAAATTCTATCCAATTCAGAGTCTTTGTTTACATTTTCCATATGCGTGGGATTTACAAAAGATTCTACACTTCTCGATGGTATCTCTTTTTGTATGTGTCTCCATAAGGTTTCATTCATCGTGTTTTTATAATAACACCTTATAATATTATAAGAACATAATCGTATTTATTTAGCGTATAGCAATCCGCAATTTCCTCCGGTGAAGTTCAAAACATTATAACGCTCTTCAAATACTGTGAGATCATAATTATATTCGAACAATCTCCAATTTTGTTTATTTATACCGATAATATTGCCATCATCATCACAAATGAAATCAAAACTGGAATTTTGCTCGTCAAATTGCGGAACATAAGTGGTTATCTCCAATTCAACAGATTTAAATTTGCTCATATTGATTGCACCACATGGTTGATATTCAAAAGGTGATGTATTCAGCCCGAAATTGTAGCAATAGATTCCTTCTTGTGCGTATCCTTGTGTTCGAACATATTTTTCCACATAATCAAATACACCACGTGGTAAGGCGTTTTCGCGATATTCACCGTTCAGCAACACACCCATTGTTTCTAGAATCTCTTTGCGATTTTCCACACTAAACTTACCAGTTATAAAATAACCCGTTGGTTCTCCGTCTTGTTGTTCTCCTGGACCACCATCTTTAGGTGCAGCACTGATGTCCAGTGGTGGGTTGTTATAAGGCCAGTTTGTATAATTGGACCATTCATTTCTCATATTCACATCGCTCCTTTGCAAGTAAAACATCCATGACGACACCATTCCACTCGATGACAATAATTTGACCCTTTTGGACCCTGTGACATTTTGAAAGTTGTAAGTGAATACATCTTTGATCAAATATACTTGATCTTTGGCTGCAAAAAGTTCGGACTCTTCATTGGATAAAAACGCATATGTCGCTAATAGGTGAATATCGGCATTCCATATAGGCACTTTGTTTTCATAATTGTCCTGGTTACTTATGTTTGTGGAAGGCGGTGTTTGTAGAAAACGATACATTTGGTATGCATTATTATTAAAATCGGGTCTCACGTATGGGAATTTATTTTCGTAATCTTCGACATCACGGACTTGGAAGAGATCTTGTATAGGTCGGAAAGTCACGGAAATTTCGAGTTCATTATATTGTAGACTGATGAGTGGAAATGCGCATTTCGAGTTCATTGTAAACCATGTATTGATGGGTATGTAGAGAGTTCGTCCTCGAATGGATGGTTCGGCACCATTGACATTGTCTTGATAATATGCCGATGGATAGGAATTCACTCTGCCATATGCTAACGCTGGATTATTTAATTCGGCTATATTTCCGGTCATTTTGTTGAATAAATCTTTTTTCTCACTGGAGAAATCTCTTTCTACCATGGAGGCCAAATATTCACCAGTATACTTACAAATATTCATGCTACCACAAGTAATGTTGATTTCTTTGATCATATGTGTTCCCAAATTTTGAATCCATCGGAAATCATAGGGAGCCCATTTATTATTAGTTGCAACACTTGGGTCGTGGATGGGGCTCCAAATATTGGGTAAAGTTACGACAATATATGTGTCCATCAAAAGTTCGGCATAACGTTTGACTTTGAATTTGAATGTGGATTCTTCGGTGAGACGCAAATCCCGGAGACCGTCGTAATCCAGTCTGAATTTTTGTAATCCAAAATTTGTGTATTTAGAATAGGCAACTTTGAAAAATGTCTTTGTGGGTGTTCCTGTCAGTATTACATTGTTTTTTCCTTCTGAAATTATATTTAGTAATCCACCTGCCATTGTTGATATAATATATATTTATAATTTATATTTGTTTATATTATAATATGAAGTATTACAAAAAATTATTGATTATATTGGTCATTGTTATAACATTGTTTATATTGTATAGATTATTCTCACAAAGACAAAATATATTCCGATCACTAAGGGAGGGTCTAGATGATGGCACTTCCAGTGATCAAAGTCAAGAATTTAATAATCTGAAGAATAGTTATGGTGAGAATAGTAGTCTTTCGCCACTCGAAAATACTGATACTATGCAACTTAAACAATATGTAATCAAAGGTTCGGCGGATTCTGCTTTGACTGGAAAATATGTAAATGTTGACATGGTGGAGTTTTTACTTGAACGTGGAGTACGTTTTTTGGATTTTTCTGTATTTTCATTCGATGGAATTCCTTATGTCGGATATTCCACAGATAGTACAGGTACAAATCTAGACAGTAGAAACAAAATACCATTGAGTTCTGTTTTGAAGAAGATCAAAAAAGTTACAAGCGACCATACCGACCCAGTATTTATTCACTTGAGAATAAAGAACAATGGTATCTATGATAAAATAGGTATTTTGATCAGTGAGAATTTCTCAGGTAGACTGCTGCAGCAGGGGACAAAGGTAGACGGACAAACCATGATAAGTTCATTGAAGGGAAAGATAATTATTATGGTAGATGTGAGATCTGCACCCGATTACAATAAAACAGATACATCTTTGAAAAGTATTGTAAATGCTGAGACGGGAACTTCTAGTATTAGAATCAATCCAGCATTGTATTTCGAAAATATAAATGCAAACGCAATTACAAAAGATTCCAATAATGTACTAAAAACAGATGTTGCAAATGTAAATATTGTATATCCTGATATAAGCGTTGGAATATTCGACTTTGACACGAATCCAGAATCGACCTTTTTAATAGGAACACATGGATGTCAAATATTGTGTCCACATTACCATGTTAAGGATGGAAATTTAAATGCTTATGAGGAAATCTTTTCAACAGGTATGAAATCGTTTATACCTTTGGCTGATTTTTTATGATTAAATCAATAATAGTCTCAATTCATTATATCTCACAAAAGTATATAATGAAATATTCCAAATTTGATTCCGAATTATGTGACAATAAAATGACATTTCAAGAATGTGAATTGGCCATTCTTCGTAATGCCGTCGATGCTGCAGAATTGGAACATACCAAAGGTTTGGCCCAAAATGAAGAAATTAAGAGAATGATTTCTATTTTAGAGGACTTTATACGCAAAGAAAAATGTATTTGTTATGGTGGAACTGCCATTAACAATATATTACCAAAATCAGCGCAGTTTTACAATCGTGATATTGAAATCCCGGACTATGACTTCTATTCACCAAATGCATTGGATAAGGCAAAGAAGTTGGCAGAAATTTATGTTGCCGAAGGATTTCCTGAAGTCGAGGCTAAAGCCGGTATGCATTATGGAACATATAAAGTGTATGTGAATTTCATTCCTATTGCAGACATCACGTTTCTACATGCCGATTTGTTCAAATCCATAAATGAAGAATGTATTATTGTGAATGGTATTCGATATGCACCAGCCAATTTCTTACGCATGAATATGTTTCTCGAATTGTCCAGACCGGCGGGTGATATTTCACGTTGGGAAAAGGTTTTGAAACGAATCACACTCTTGAATAAATTTTATCCCATGGAAAGACAAGATTGCCATAAAGTCGATTTCTTACGTAGTATGGAAGACAATTCCGATAAATCCGAAATATTATATACTACATTGCGTGACATTTTCACTGCACATGGAGCCATTTTTTTCGGTGGATATGCAACGCGTCTATATTCCAAGTATATGGAAAAAAATATTAGGGAGAAATTCAAGAAATCGCCGGATTTCGACGTGATTAGCGAAGAACCCGACGTATTGGCCACTATTATTATGGAACGTTTGCGTGAATTGGGATTTAAGAAAATAAAAAGCATAGAACATGATGGCATTAGTGAGATCATCCCCCGACATATTGAGATTCGTGTAGACAATGAAATTTTGGCGCTAATTTATGAACCCATTGCTTGTCATAGTTACAATGAATTGCACATGAATAACGTCACTGTAAATGTCGCGACGATTGACACTATGTTGAATTTCTATTTGGCGTTTTATTTTTCCAATGCGACTTATCATGAGAAAGATCGTATTCTATGCATGGCCATGTTTTTATTTAACGTTGAAATGAAAAACCGTTTGGCGCAAAAGGGTTTGTTAAAACGGTTTAGTATTCATTGTATTGGAACTCAACCTACCTTGGAAAGTATTCGTGCTGAGAAAGTACAGAAATATAAGGAGTTGAAAAATAAGACCAATACACGTGAATATGAGGAGTGGTTTTTGAAGTATGCGTACAGTGATGGAAAATGGCAGAATACTACGAAATCAAAGAAGACAAAAACGAAGCCTACTAATAAAACAAAGAACAAAACAGCGAAAAATAAAAACAATACTTTGTTAAAAAAGATGAAGAGTTTGATTATGAATTAGTGAGAAAAGTAAATATAAGTTCCTCATCCAGATCTTCAAGTGGAGGAAAGAAAACGAAAAGAAACAAAAACAAGCGCAAAAACAAAACGAAGAAATATACTTAGTGTGTATTTGAAAATATTGCCCAGTTTAATAGACCGTAATAAATTATATTATATATTTTTATATATTATAATGTCGAGTTCACAAAATGATTTTACGAGATTTCATGATGCATGCTATAAAGGTGATTTAATAAGAGTAAAAAATTTGTTGAATAGTTTCGCAGTATCACAACCTGAATTAAAAGAAAAGGTGTTAGAGTTTTTATTAAATGGCAAAACTACAACAGGATGCACCCCCCTTTATTTGGCATGTGAACAAAATCACTTGAATATAGTTAAATTTTTTTATGATTTTTTTGATAAAAGAAAAAAAATAGAATTCTTAAAAAAAGTAAGTATTGAAAAAACTGAAAGAGGTGAAACATGTTTACATGTAGCATGTAAATTGAATCATCATGGTATGGTAAAATACTTATTAGATAAGGATCTGTACGAAAAGGAAGGTTCTCTCATACAATTGGATTTTGAAAAATCACACCAAGGTAAATATGAAAATATTATTTTTTATTCTACGGGGTTTGAAAAAACACCAGTTAATGAATTAGTTCATAGAATTCATAGAAAATATACGGATTTTACACCATTACATATGGCAACATTTTATGGAAATATAAAAATTATAAAATTATTAGTAAAAAACAAATTTGACACAAAGGCTAATACGATAGAGTTAAAAAGTGGAGACCATTATACCCCATATACATTATTATGTGGCTATATCGATTATATGGGCGGAATAATTAAAAAATATGATAAAGTAATTAAGTATTTTATTGAAAAGGGTTGGAATAATGTACCAACAGGATACACGGTAAAAGGAAATTGTCTAGGAAAGGAAGTAATAAATAAGGCAACAGTTGAAACAGTATCCAAAAACCCATTACATAATAAAACAAATAGTAGTTCAAGTAGTCGTAGTTCAAGTAGTCGTAGTTCAAGTAAAAAAGGTGGTAAAAACAAAACGAAGAAACATAAATAAATAAGTGAGAAAATCCATGTTTATTATATATGAATTGTTGTATACATAATAAATCGGCAAAAAAATGTACTCGTAGATCGGATAAAAAGGTATTCAAATTGCCCCGTCGTTTTTCAAGAAAAAAGTGTAGGAAACCTCGGGGGTTTACTATGAAATCATCATGTGCTCCCTACAAGGACTGTTTCGTGAAAAAATTGAAATCCAATAAAATCAAAAGATGATTGCATTATATTCCACATACAAAATGTGTCTTACCACCGCTCAACTCGATTTCGTCATTCGTCAACAAAATGAAGAAAATCAAGGATTCATAAATATGCACGACTTCAATCAAATCAATGGATTCGACAATCGTCTACTTGATCTTATATTATTACTCAGACGCGTAAATGCTATAAATAAAACATTTTATACTTTATTTATAATCTGTATCACATATTTTGTATTTTATTGTTCAATGGAACTCATGTTCTATATAATGGATGGTTTGTTAGAAGTCTACTAATTATGACTTCTTGGAACCAAACCAAATTGCATTGATAGGATCATTTTTTACTCGACGAACGTTTTGAAATCCGTTCTTCTCCAGAGCCGCCGTCATGTTAGAATCATAGTAACCATAAATATGTGGCTCGGTAACTTCAAATGCCCATTTGCGGAACTGACTTAATAGTTGATCACTTCGCAGCGTTTCGGGGTCCAAATCGACAATAGCGATTACACCATTATCGTCTAAAACACGGTACATTTCGCGCAAAATTACTTGAGTAGCGTCTTGTGGAACTTCATGAAACAAGAAATTGCAAATGATTAATTGGAAACTCGCGTTCTGAAAGGAAGTGCTTTCGGCGTTTGCGTGGACATAACGAATGTCCTTATGGGCATTTTGTGCCCGGAAAGCACCCACTGCCACAAAATATGGACTCAAATCGAGACCATAAATATATGTTGCGTTAGGGAATCCCTTCTGAATGTATTCCGTGGAAATGCCACCAGAACAACCGACATCCAATATGAACGCCGGATCAGCCAATTGATTTTGTCGTAAATAATTACGCACATTTTTGGTGACATTGTGACGAACCCACTGCTCGGAATCCATAGCCAATACATCTTTCCAATAATTCGCACTCATGGATAACGCGGCGGCCTCGTTTTCCTGCGCAGCGAGCCAGTTCATATTTCCATCGTCGTAACCATGAAAGGCTTGCAAAAAATACTCGGGGTAAAAAATTTGCTTATTTTCCAATTTTTCTTTTAACTTCTCCAATTCATGTATGGACGTGGGTAATTTATAGTAATCGGTAATATTGTTCCAATCAATTCCCTTTAACGCCGCGCGTTTAATAAACCATTGACGGGCTTGTTCTTTCAGTGGTGTGCTGACTAATTTCCACATGGGTGGCACTTTATCAGCAAATAGTTTTGTAGGACGGGTTCCTTTTCCGATAAGGCGATTTACACGATAACCATAAGAAAATCCACATAATGATAATAATACTGAGAATAATGATAATATTTGCATATTGTATTTATACACAAAATAGTCTTTATGTACCTAAATAATTGTCAAATATTCAATGGACTTATGAATGCTGTAGAATACGGATCCAAAGATCATCGATTTCACAATGATTCCGTAAAAATTAATATTTCCATCGTCATGATAGATCGACAAAAATGAGAAATTTCGCATGAAAAAACTCTCCACCATGGGCATTTGAAAAATGAAAAACAAAATACCAATGAGTAAAGGCAACTGTATTTCGCTGAAAAATAAATCCACTTTGCTTTCTCTTTCTTTCACAACCTCTCTTTTCGCAAAATGTTGTCTGGATGCTTCTTCATAATCTCTTAAATAATCCCGTGTATTATCTGGTGGTGTAGGAACATAATTGGGTTGAGCGCTGGGGTCTTGATAGATCGTTTTATTCATCGGAATATCACGCGAAGGCAATTGTTGACTGGGAGGCTGGACCATATTTTGGGGTTCATACATAGATTTCGGTGGGTAATGTATATTGGCATCTCTAAAAGGTGTTTCTTGGACTTCGTTGCTTTGCATTTTTATATTTTCTGGCAAATCGCTAATTTGTGTAATATTATGAGACATATATTATACAAATTTAAATAAAACCATGTTTATCAACGAATTCTTCTTTTGACGTAATGTCAATCACTTGTTTATTCTTATTGCATTTTTCCATCTGAACACTATATTGATAGCATTTACCGTCATATTTATAGGTTTTTCCTTCGAAATCCTTGATAATTGGTCCGTTAAAAACAATACAATTTTTGTCATTGCACACTTTCTGGAACAAAGCGGCCAAACCCAAACCCAATAACAATGAAATGAAAAACACACCCATACTTGTATTCAATAACCTTTTAAAATTCATAATATATTATATATATTACGAATATAATTATTGCACTGGCACGGAACTTAATTCTCCTTTATCGGGACATAAAACATTCTTTTCTTGAATAGAGAAACAGTTGCCTGTTCTGTCACGCAATTGTAACAAATCCACGTTTTCATGTGTGGGATAAACGATTACGGTTTTATTATCAGGGGTGAACATATGTACAGCAAACAAACCAAACAAGAAACTGATTATAAACACATACACATTAACATATTTGAAAATATTCATATATATATAACTCGATCATTTTTTTTCTATCTATTTCTTCTTTTTCTTCTTCTTCTTTTGAACTTTGGACGTATCTACTTCATTAACCTCTTCACCAATCCAAGCAAGAATGTCTTCATCTGATTTCATCGATCTTTCTTGAGTCTCTTCGTCATTCAAACGGAACACCTTCTTATCTCCAGTTTTTTCCAATGTATAATTTGCATTCGCTTCCTTTCGTGCCTCCATCTTACGTCTCATGCGTTCCTTCATTTTTTCCGCGTTCATCATAGAATTCAATGCAGTTTTATTGATCTTGGCGTTTTTTCCTAAACCCATATTTCCAGCAAAATTCTTTAAAACATCACCAAATTCATCCACACCACCCATTTCTTTCATTTTCGATAACAGTTCGGATGCTTCACCCATGAGTTCTTCTTTGGAAATTTCGCCACTCTTCATTTTGTTCTGAATTTTATCACCAATGGTTTTGATCAAACCAATCATTTGCTTGGGATTTTTCATCATTTTAGTGAAAACGTCCTTTGTGTCCATGTTTTTGGCACTCTCTTCATTTACGATATCCCCCATTAAAGACGACAAATCTCCGGACAATTCATCGGCTAATTCCTTTGCTAATTTCCCGATTTTTCCGTCAAATAAGGATTTCAAATGATCTTGCAAATTTTCTATATCGGGCAATGGATTATTCGATGGATCCATATCTGGAGCAGTGTTTTCAAAAATATTGCCAGATGGGTCGTTCAATCCCATGTTTTTGAAAAAACCACCAATATCGTCCATTGTGGATTTCAACTTTGATTCAAGTTCACTTTCATCAATACCTTCGAATAAATTGGCGGTTTCACCAAACGTATTGCGATCTTTAATCGAACTCGTTGTAATGAACAATATGAGTTGCAAGTATTTCCATATAACTTGTTTTGTATTCTCACTGACGCCGTGACAATTGTATAATACCTTGAAATCCACCCCTGGTAAAAAATGAACATTTATTTCACCGGACGCATCAAAAATTTCATTATTTTGGTATAAAATGTCAAAAAATCGTTCTGGATATATGGTGACACAATATTGTAACAATTCTTCGTATTTTTCATCGGACGAATCTTTCCATGAAGACCATTTATCGCTATATTCAGGAAATGTTGTGCTAAGATCATTTATAAAATCTCCTATTGTGGATTTGAAATTTTCTGGTACATGTGTTGGTATAATTGGCGACTCCATTGAATTATAATATTATAATCCTGTTATTTTTTATATGTTATTTTTACGTATAATGATTTGTATATGCAAATTATTTCTTGAAATGAATATAAAAAAATACACCTGTATACAGTATAGATAAGTAGATACATTTCTATTTCCCTTATATATTATGAGCGCAGACGACGTACAACTTCTACAAGATGCAGTGGACACAAATATGATATCCGATGAAGCGGAAGATACATCAAATCATTTTAATGATTATGGAAATGAAGATGAAGAATATGAAGATGACGAACACGAAGCAGAAAAAGTTCATAAACTACGTATTCATAATGGAAAAGTATCTTATTCAAGAAAGATTGGTAACAATCTAGTGAAGATCGAAGCATACACAAGTCCATGTAATGCATATTCTCGCATTCGCGATCCTTATACAGGAGCGATTTTACCAGACAAAGTTGGATCGAGAGACGAAAATCATTATTATAAAGTAAAGATGCCATGTATAGGTACAGGTGATCAACCGATCATTTTTTACTATTCTACTCCGGAAGCATTTGAAAGACATCATTTAGTGAAATTACCTAGAGAGTTAGTGAATGATTGGAGAAGAAAACATGCCATGGATGAACTCGGTGAAGAAGATGAAGAATCAAATGATGGATTTATTACCGTCAAATAAAAAGTGTTTATTATATAATATATATTATATAATGAACTTTACAAAAACATCGGATCGTGCAATCATGGAATCATACAGATCCATGCCTTTAAAAGATCTTACATCTTCCAATGAAAATGATTTTTCTTTGGATCGTAATGAATATACAAAGACAAGTAAAATAGTTACTCCTACTGTCAAGAAGTGGTACGGTAATACAGCAAATAGGGACGCTTCAAGTATTGCCAAATCTAGAAGAGTTCAGTCCGCAAAAGGATCCATAAACGATACAGCAAAACCACATTCTTTTACAAATACAAATGAGAAAAATATGCGCAATTCCGCATTGAATCGTGTACGAAACAGTGGATACACAGTTCCACCTAAGGTGCAAATGAAATAAGTGTACAATAAGTAATTATTGTATTTTTTTGATATAACAGTATAATATATGTCAGGAATTGAAGATTCTTTTCGCGATACCATCTCATACATGAACGAACAAATTAGTGATGGATTAAGAGGTATTAAGTCTTCATTGAACAGCACTATAAACGGCATTCCTTTTCCAGCGATTGGGTTATCTATTTTTACAATAACTGTTTTAGGAATCATGGTGTCTAAAAGCGATGGAAATCCCGAACCATCAGATGGTGAAACACAACAAGAGAGTCCTCCGTCAGAAGAGACCTTACCTAGCGAGAGTATAGAAGAGCCTTCTGTCTCTACGGAACCTTCAAGTATGGAAACTGAAAGGCCTGTCGACTCGATAGATCCAAGTGAATCAATTGAACAACCGCAGCCACAACCTAATTCCGATCCTAATCAACAACCTCAGCCCCAGCCTCAACCTAATTCGAATCCCGAAGAACAACCTCAGCCTCAGCCTAATTCGAATCCTGAAGAACAACCACAACCTCAGCCTAATTCGAATCCTGAAGAACAACCACAACCTCAGCCTCAGCCTAATTCGAATCCTCAACCTCAGCCTTAATCAATATTATTTATTGAATAAATAATAATGAACAAGTAACACAATGGGCTATATATATTAAATTTTCTATTTAGTCTTGTTTACCTTCTTTACCTTCTTTACCTTCTTTATCGTCTAAAGTAACATTAACAAATGTTTCAGAATCAGGTCCTTTGTAATACTCCAAAATCATGTTATAAGCAGTAAAACCTAAGTACTTGACTGATTTCATAAGTGCAACCATTGAATTGACATAAATATTTCCAGTAACGACTGCAAATTGAACCGATCTCTTTTCAATTTGATTTTCAATATCCGATGATTCTTGAACAGACTCATATGATGAGTATTTATATGGCGAAATAAACTGATAAACCATATTAGTGAAATTCAATGATAAAACAAAATTCATTATTTGGGTGTAGGATTCTTTCACGGATTCCATTATAATTAATCACCATATTATGTTTTTAATATATTTTCGAAAAATGATTTAATTGCATGTTCATCCGCACCAAGAACTACATGGTCTGGAATAAAGTCGATATTTTCCTTTTTCCAAGCCAATAATGCAGGAATTCCATTAACCATTTTTTTGGTTTTCAAGAATCCATACAATTCCAATTCTTCATCAATATCAATTTGATAATAATGAACGTTTTCAGATAATTCCTCCAATTCTGCTTCAACAATGGGTGCCGACTTCTTACATGGATTGCACCAATCAGCGGTGAATTTTACAATAATATATCCTGGGTTTACTTCCAATTGATCGAATAATTTGGCATAATTCTCCAGGGAGGTAAATCGAACGGGTGGCATTATAAAAAATATCGATTGTAATATTTAAGTAATTATACCGAAATATAATAAAAATTTAATGTTCTTCATAAATAAACATATGTCTCACAATTTAGACATTTCCATGTATTCGTTTCAAGATATATTGCAATTGTTTGAAATAGACGATCGACAATTTACTTTGAAAGAAATGAAGAGAGCGAAAAATAAGGTTATGATGATACATCCAGACAAATCCAAATTGCCTTCTGAATATTTCATTTTCTATAAAAAAGCCTATGAAATTCTTTATGGTTTTTTTGAAGAGAATATAAAACAAAACAAACCGGTTACAAACAGTGAATATGAACCGACATATGTATCGAAACAAATGCAAGGTCAAATGTCAAATGTTCTGAACGATATGAAGAGTAATGATTTCAACGCAAAATTTAATGGACTTTTTGAGAAACATATGATTAAAAAAGAAGATAATGGAAAAAACGAATGGTTTACTGATGAAAACGCCGTATATGAAGATTCATTGATGAAAGGTAATATGTCAACAGCAATGGAAAACATGAGAGCAAAATCAAATAGTATTGTGAAATACAATAATGTTCAGACTTTGCACGGTGGTGGTGAGAAGTTGTATGACGATGATGACGACGATTCTTATATACAAAGCGATCCGTTTAGTAAATTGAAATTCGACGATTTGCGGAAAGTTCATAAAGATGAGACTATTTTTGCAGTGAGTGAGAAGGATATTGTAAATGTAAAGGTTTACTCGTCCCCTGAACAATTGATGCAAGTACGCGGTACACAAATCGATCCTCTTGACAAACGCGCATCCGAACAAATGATTCAGCAAGAGTATCAACAACATAAATCAAACATTCAGCAAAAACAATACAATGCGTATCAGAACACCATGAGAAACGAGGAAAAGAATAAGCAAGTATTGGCGAATTTTTTACTATTAAAGTGAGAATTGATTGTATGTGCCATTTTTATGTAATATATCCATTACTTCTGCTAATTGAGTCTCGAGTTTCTGAATTCGGTCATTTAATGCAGATATTTGACTTTCGTCTCCCCATGAAACCGATTTTTTTGGAATTGCGTTGTTGTGCAAATCCGCGTCCTTTAATTCGACCGCGTCGATATTATGAACACTTAGATCTCTAGCGCGATCACTTCTTTGTTTTTCAATGAGTTCTCCTATATTTTCAATTGTGGTGTCATCGATCTGTTCACTGAATTCCGGACGGTTCGGTGGTTCCTTTGGTTTTTTCATGGATTCATATTCATCTTTCAATGCCTCATATGGGTCGGATTTATTATTTTGTAGTACAGGAGTGGTTGAAACAGGAGTTTTCAGTATTTGAATCATATACTTTATGGATTCTCGATTGAGAGTTTGCAAGTCTCCATCTGATAAATGGACTTCTCTATTACGTTCGTAAATGTTGGAAATAGCGATTTTGAACCAACTCATCTTTTCGTATTCTTCTGAGAACGAGTTTCTAAACAATTCCAATTTCTGCATTGTATTCCACAACATATTTTGATTGGAAACATCTATAAACTTTGACATATATGTCTTTGTAAGAATAACTATTTATTAGATTTTGAACATAAATAATTATTCGGCATTATCACCTTTAACTTTTTCTTTTGATGGACGTTGTTTCTCTTTTGGAAAAGATGCTTTATGTAGTACTTGAGTTTTCAATCTTCCTGGGATTTTAACGGCATCTTCACCGTCGTCACCATCTTCACCGGTAACATAATCATAGTCACTTGAAATTACATTTTTGCTTCTGAAAAGATCAGCGAAAAAATCTTTACCTTCTTTACCTTCTTTACCTTCATTCACCAAAAAGTCTAGACCAGTCTCTATTTCATATATTTTGTCGTTTACAATGTCCATCATGCTAAATTCATTCATAGCATTGATTGGTAAAATCTTATTGATCACTTTTTCATTTTCTGGATGTTTCATAAATACAACCAAAGCGTCGTGAGGAACAGACTTACCATATTTCAGTTCATTTTCACTCATTGGATTCACAGAATCCAAAATAGATTTCATATTGCCGACAAATTTTCTATTGCGTGCCATGAAATTATCATTGTGCTTTTTAAAATGTGGTAAATCTTCCATTTGAAAAGTGTTTTCATCACTTTTTACTTTTTTATCGATTAGATCAATTATGAAATTAAAATTTTTCTCAGATTTATCACCGTCTGATCCAATAAATTTCTCAAATTTTTTTAGTGGTGTATATGGATCTTTTTGAAACAGCGACTCTGAATCCAAATCATTTTCCAACATTTCTTTCAACAACAGTTTTAAAACATCAAATTTCTGGGTGATTTCTTTAATAATGTCTCCTATGTCATTACTTTTGTCGTTTCCGTTGTTTCCGTTGTTTATTGTAATATTTTGATTATTGTCCAATTTATCATCACGTAGTTTTTGTTCCTCACCTATACCAGTGATATATTGCTTTTGTATCTCGATTTGTACTATAAATAATCTCACTCTTTCCTTGAATTTTCGTAAAAGTTCATCGTAATCAATCATATATATATCAGTTATAATATTTGTTTCGCAATATTTCCATTTCTTTATCACTTATTCTCACTTTTTTGAAAAAATGAATCTTTTCTTCTTTTGATTTAAACACTTTATTGTTGACCTTGTTTATGAGAAGTGATATAATAAAACACAACGAATACATACCACATTCTGTATTACCATATTGATGCTCAAATGGATGATTTTCATGAAAGTCCAATTTTAATCCCAATTTCTCACCTTGGTTTTGAATGTTGTCTACCAAAGCCTTTATTTCCTTCGGTATTTTATCCCCCGCACTATCAAAATAGAAAATAAAACGATCATTTACATCTATGAATAAAGACACCCAGTGAGAACCGGACATATAATGCTTATCAAGATTGAAAATAATACCTATTTTGTGTATTTTATTTTTCATTTTCTCAGATAAATCGAATTTACATACTTCCTCATCCACACAATTACCGTTTTCTTTGTCATTGAAATCGATGAAACTTGGACCGATAAAATCGAAATTTTTATTGAAATCTTCGTATTGATGCAATACATGCTTAATATCAAAATTTGTCAGCCATTCATTAGGATTTTTTGACCACGAACTTGGTTTTCGAGGTGCAAATGCTTGTTTTTCGATTCGAGCGGATACATTTGGTTCAGCCAGTTCCTTTAACCAACAACTCTCGGAATCGCAGTCTTTCATTCTATTTTTGAGTTCCTTCCATATTTGCTTTGGTTTAGTCGCGACGATTTTATCACTATACCGTTTGTTATAGAGCGACTTCAAATTTTCGATCATAGTCGGACTGTAGCAACTTTTAGAATGAATCGTTTTGTTTTTCACATTAGGTGCACAGTTCTTCTGCTTGTATTTTCTGGTTCTTACATTTTTCTTTTGTTTGTACATGATATTTTGAGATATACATTAGATTCACATTATATTTTGCGCACATTCTCACCCCATAAACTATGAAAGTTATCTTTCGGTGGTGTATTGTCCATTGAACCAAACATCATATCGTCACTATAATCATCGTTTTTATGAAAAGCGTTCTTGTTCTCTGCTTCTTTCAATTCGAAATGTTTTAAGCATGCTTTGATGAAATTTTCCAATGCATTGTTCATGTCACTGCTTATTTGGGTTTTCGGATCATCTATATAATCATCCAAAATTCCAACAATGTCATTTTTATGCTTCTTTATGATTTCATGATATTCTTGTAATTCATTGTTTCGTTCGGGATTGCTGATGCTCAAATACTTATTATATTGTGTTTTATTTGATATGAGTTGTAATGTAATGTCATCAATATAACTATTTGTCGGGGATTCGGTTATATTGTCATTCATATATTTAATAGACAATATAATAAAATATTATATATTATATAATAATGACTACATTAGGAGGTCCAATGGGTATTTCTGCAAAACAAACATTAAGTGGAAACAAATCATCCGAAGATGCTATGACACGTAGAGTGGTTCGTGACAGTTGGAATACTGCTTATGTTAAAGGAAACTATAAGGGTAAGGAAAGAGCGATTGGTCCATTCCGTGCCGCTAATAATTTAGGTGATTATTTGGCTCGTAAGGATTATTCGTGTGGAGGTCCTAACCAAGTTCAGCCTTCCAAGCCAGGAAGACGTAGTATTATCGGATCCATTATGCAAATGTGTGATGGAACTGGTATTCCACCTTCCACAACAAATGTGAAATTTGTATCTGATTCGTCTGATTACACGAAATTCAAGAAACAAACAGCACATAACAAAAATTACAACGATATTTCCAATGGTGGTGATCAATCAAACGGTTCTTATGTTCCACTCATGAGAGTGAAACGTTGAATAAAATATGATTAAATACTATATAATGAATAAGTATTTAGCCGAATTTTTAGGAACAGGTGTTTTCGTATACGTAATATTAGCCACAGGTAACCCTATTGCAATTGGTGCTGCATTAGCGCTTGTCATTTTAGTAACATCCAATGTTTCTGGTGGACACATTAATCCAGCAGTTACTCTAGTAATGGCTTCCATTGGTAAAATAGGGCCAAATGAACTCATGCCATATATTTTCTCACAGTTGTTAGGAGGTTTAGTTGCCTTGGAAATATACAAAAGAGTTGCACTATAAGAAATAATAATTCAATATAATTTCAATTATTATTTAGATATGTTTGGCTACAATGAATAATCCCAACAAAGTGATGCTACCTAGCCACAAGGTTGTGATTATGTCTTTTTCTATAACCACTTTTTTGTTTCCAACAATTGATTCTTCTTCCAATACAATGTACGTGTCATTTGTTTGCGGCGTGAAATTGGTGATGGGTTGTTTATAGCGATTGTAGAAATTTTGGAATCCATCCGTAAATACATCAAATACATCTTGCGAGGATTCATCGCTCTTGGTCAATATATTATTGACATCGTTCTCAACACTTTCCATTTCCGACTCGGCTGCAGCGGCGGCCATTTTATCTATTTGAGATTGATCGATATTTAAAACATCATCAATGGGTGCATTTGAATTCACAATATTGCATACTTCACATTCTTCCATACCTTTTACCTTCTTACAGTTATCTGGAAAAGCAGTACAAGCAATAGAGTTGTATTCACTCCATGTCACCGATTTTGTTATCACATTACCAGAATGATCGAGAATGTCAATTTCTACCGAATTGTTTGCAGCACCTTCCTTGACTTGATAAGGCGCTAGAAAACCGGTTTGACTCATGTCTATAGCGCCATCAGGGCTTACACCATATCTCATATTGTCCACCAATTTATATACTTTTTTCCCATTTTTGTCCTTTTTTTTTGTGTCGACGAAATAGCGATTACCGATGGGTTTATCTTCCACACCGTCAATAAAATATTTATTTAGTGTTTGAAGTTGATTGATTTGCTTTTCTAATAGATCATCTGCTGCACTGGGTTCCTTTTTATCCAGAATCGCAGGGGTAGGTGTTTTAGGTACTTTGATTGTTGGCATTTTATATATACAAAGATTTGTTTCTAATAAAAAATATTACGTATTTATATGACAAATAATAAAATTAATTTAACAATTATACTTTTTCTCATGGGAATCATTGTTTTCTCACTTAGTATTGTAGATACTCGTGAAGGATTTGTTGATTACATGAACCCCAGTGCCGATCAACTAAAAAATGTAAGAGAAATACCCAGTACTCAATTGCTTACTATACTTTCGGAGACCTATACAAATGTCGACAATCATGAAAAGTTATTAAGTATTCTAAATGATGATTATGAATACGAGAAGGTGAGCCAAAATGCCGATTATTCAATAGAAGAGAACATTTTCAGTTTGTTTCGATTCTTGAAAAAACATGACAATGAGTTGATGAAAATAACCGAAGGCGACAATCAATATATTCCGAGTGATGTATTGGATCGCCTTATTGATGGTTCCCTCATGAAACCATTGCGTGATGATTTATACAAAATCAAGGAATATCCGGGTAAATCGATGATGCCACATAAGGAAACTGATCCACGCGTCATGCGACGACAAGGTCAGAAATATATCGATCATGCAAATAAAGCAAATCGTTCTGGATTGCGACAAGATGTGCGTCATGAAGTGGTTACTAAATTGTTGAAAAAGGCAGATAAGAAGTATGTGGATGCTGCTAAAAAGGAAGTTGAGAACGATCCACATGACAATTCTAATACGCCAGTGGATACAGATCCACGTATTACACAACGCGAATTGGAAACAAAACTCATCATGAATTCATTATATTACGTGAAGGGAATCGTTGAATATCAAGAAACCGCCATCAAAGGAGTGCAACAAAAGATATCTACTGGAATTTTGCAGAATTATTCCAATCTTTAAAGAAAAATATTGATAATTCCTACAAATCAATATTTTTATTCATAAATTTACATAGATTCAAGGCTCTAAAACTCGGCACTGAAATCAAATACACTATTGTCCTTCTTGCAATTCGACAAAGCATATTCGGAATTGGTGCGCTCAAAGAAATTCGTCTTTGTCTCAACACTAATCAATTCCATGAAATCAAATGGGTTTTGCGATCCATAGATTTTGTCATATCCCAATTGAACAGACAAACGATCGGCCACAAATTCAATATATTGGGACATCAATTTGGCATTCATACCAATCAAACGACATGGCAACGCTTCTGTGATGAACTCTTTCTCGATTTCAGTGGCTTCCTTGATAATTTCCATAACACGCTTCTTACCCACCTTTTTATTCAATTTACTGTACAACAAAATGGCAAATTCTGTATGCAATGCCTCGTCACGGCTGATGAATTCGTTAGACAAGGTCAGTCCCGGCATCAAACCACGCTTTTTGATCCAATAAATCGATGCAAAACTCGAACTAAAAAATATACCCTCTACACATGCAAATGCTACCAATCTCGATGCAAACGAAGACCTCTTATCTCCCATCCATTTCTGAGCCCACTGCGCCTTCTTCGAAATACAAGGGAAGTTTTCCAAGGATTTGAATAATTTTTCCTTCTTTTCACCGTCACGAATATAAGTATCGATTAGGAGGGAATACATCTCGGAATGTATGGACTCCATGGCCGCCTGAAAACTGTAAAAAGCGCGAGCCTCGGCCACCTGCACTTCTTGTCCAAAGTTGGCATTGAGGTTTTCCATGACAATTCCATCGGATGCAGCAAAAAATGCGAGGATCATACTGATGAAATGTTTTTCGTCTTCATTTAACGAGTCCCAGTCCGTCAAATCTTTCGATAGATCGACTTCTTCGGGTCGCCAAAATGAATCAACCTGGCGTTTGTAAATTTGATAGATATCATCATATTTGATAGGGAAAAAGGTGTATCGTTCGCTGGATTCTTGCAAAATAGGTTCATCAATTACGTGGGCCATAATTTTCACTAAACGTAAAGTATGGGGATAAAATATTCTAGAATAAAATGTATTCTTCGATTTATATCATTTTTAGAAAATGATTAAGATTTAACAAACAATAAATGAGTCAAAAAATATATACGTTTTCTATATATAATGAATATCCAAACATTGGGTAAGAAAATATCTCAGAAAATGGACACTTTGCTTGCAAACTCCAAGTTACGAGTGACAAACAACAAATACATGTTGTATTTCGTATTGTTTCTAGTACTAGCAGATCTATTGATTTTCGCAATGGCAAAAGATTATGTGTATATAGCAATTTATATTGTGATTGGTTTCATTGCCAAATTATTCACAAAAAACATGTTGATCATTTTAATCGTATCTATGATTGTGACAAACGCAATAAGATATGGATCCAACATAAGTGCAAAGGAAGGAATGAAAGATAAAGAAGGAAACACAAATTTAATAGACAAAGCGATCAAGGAAGAATTAAGCAAGTTTAGTGACGACGAAATCAATTACATTCGATCTGTGAAAGACGGTCAAGTCGAAGGACTTGATGGTTTATCAGAAGAGGAGGAAAACATTTTCAACAGAATGAAGGAAATCTCGAGCAATGAAGATGCTGAAGAAGTCATTGAGGATCTTGAGGACGAAATTGACAAAAATGATATTTATGTAGACGACAAGGAAGGTATGAAGAACGGGTCTTCCAAAAAAAAGAAGGTAGAAGGTCTCTCCAAAAAGGTGGAATCATTGACATTGAACAATAAGAAAATTAAGGAGGCACAAAACAAACTGATTAGCAGCATGAAAAATTTAGAACCCATGCTTTCTCAGGCAGAAACGTTCATGAAACAATTCTCGAAAAAATAAATGTTATTTAGAATGATTCGTTGAGAAATTATGAGGAAATACTTTATATAAGGATGAAGGGGAAATCCCGGATAAATAGTAATATTAAGAAGACTAACATATATATATTTGGTGTTAGGTTAGGATATTACAAGTCTAAATAGGTTTTATATTTATACAAATAAATACAAAATGATGTACATAGTAGATGATTATCTTTATCAAAGAACAAATAAGTTGTTTTATAAATGCAATAATAGGATGGTTTTATACTAGTCCAAAGAGACAAACAAATATATTATTTGTTACCACACATGGCGAGTATGATAGTGTAGATACTGTATTTGATTCGCCTATGGATTTCACGCAAATAAGTGCTGTCAAATTGGGGGTGCACAATTATTTATGTAAAGAATATGCTGATCATTTCGCCCATACCATTCTGGAAGTGATGAGAAACGAAGAGATCCAATATGTCAAAAGCGGCGCTGAAAAAATCAGAAATATTCTAATCAAATTGGATGAAGACACACATAGACAGGTATCCAATAAAGACGACTTGGATTTCACAATATATAAACGATCATTAAAGGAAGCCTACAAAATAAAAAACGATTCTGTTGGCGACAGTATATTAGACAAAGAATTTTTTACGAACGCTGGTACATATTGCGATTCACCTTTTTTCAATACAATTGTTCTTCTCAATAAAACAGGGTTCAATGATATTATACGAGAAATAAGAGGAAGAACGAATTACAAAGATCAATCAGTGCTTCTATCGGAAGTTTTAGACCATCTGAAATCACAGCATCACATAGAAAATTTGATATTGATCGATTTATCCTGTAACACTGTTGCGAACTCGAGTGAGAGATCTGTGCGATATGTCTTACGTAGTGAACATAAGTACAAAAGATAAATGAACACCAATAAAAAATCTATTTTTATTTTAGATACATGGTAAACGATATTGTCAAAAAAACATTCATTTTAATTCTAGCATTGATTATTGCAACCTACATGATAATTGAATATTTTGAAGAGGGCAATAAAATAAAAGAAGGTTTGACTCCCGAAGTAACCATGTTAGGAAACATGATTTCTAATATGCCTGTAAATGCTGCTGCAGCGGCATTGAGTTTATCAACCGCTCTTTCGGGCCAAGCAATTGGCGCAGGTCAACGTATGGGTATATTTGGTGCCAAGGTTGGTCAAGACGCCGGAATTTATGGTGCCGAGGCTGCTGAGCGTGGGGCATATAAAGGTGTTGACACTGCTGAGAAAACACAAATTGCATTTGCCGCTGAACTTTCGCGTAGACAAGAAGCAATTAAAGCGGAAATATCGCGAAAAATCACAGCAGTGAGACAAAATATAAGAGATACAATCGCACGTGTGAAAGCATCTGTTATGAGAAAGATCAATTACATTCATGCTCTTTATGTGGAGAACAAGACAACACTCTATTATATATGGCTAACAGGATTTGCATTAACTGTTCTTGCACTGTTTGGGTTTCTCAAGAAAGTGTTTTTATGGTCAATTGAAACAGTGAAATGTTTGATCAAACGATTTCAGAATTTCAAGAGTTGTTTCTTTTGGTATTTATTGGAAATCGTGGGTCAAATACTCTATTTGCCGATTCGTTTGATCGTTTGGATGGGTGGTAAAACATTCAGCAGATATGAAAAGAAATTCTGGAAACTCCTTTATGCCATCGATTGTAAAATTTATGACATTGGTGGATTCCATGTTTTCCACTTCCCAGAGTCCGTTCAGCAAAAATGTTATGATTGTCGATTTAAACCGTTCCCAAATATCATAGCCCATTTCAAGGAAGTGTCCAAAAATAAAGACGTCATGGGAACGTTTAGAAGCATTATTGGCTTTTAAATAATGATTTTATTTATATCAATTATATATAAAATCCAATGGCTAAAGCAAAAATCATGCGTGGTGGGAATTCTCAATCAAAATGCATGCCCGGAATGATCTGTATTGAAACGGTCAGTATATTATTGATTCTTTTTGTCGCACTTGTCGTCGGTTATTTAATTTACACAAATCAAACAAAAAGACATGAAAATAGTGATGAGTCACATTCTGAAAAACGAATTCTTGTCGCGCCCATGGGTCTCCAATCTGTGGCCACTCGCCATAATGACGTTTTTAATGACCCATATGCACCTCCATTGAAAGAGGACGGTTACTACTATCGCAGAGATTCAGGAGATATTCGCGGCCATCCTCCAATCCACGTACCAGTAAATATTGAAACTCGTGGTCTCAGTTCAGAATATGGCCAAATGGGTATTTTGACAAACGGTAGTGACAAAATATTGCCATTGATGGGACGCAGGCACATGAGTGGACGGGATAAATATCAATATTACACTATTTCGAACACGGGAAATCTAAATACTAAATTGCCTGTTAGTGTGAATGGACGCAGTTGTACATCGGAATACGGTTGTGACCAAATTATGCAAGGAGATAATGTGTATGTTGAGGGTTATAAAGAGACATTTAATGCAACCATATACGAAACGAATAATTTCCACTATTTGCCTCTATAGTGAGAATCATTGGTGAATTGTTTTCTCTTGGTAAAATATACAAAAAAATATGGAACTGAAGTATAATTTTTATAACAGTTTAGTGGAAAAAAACGACCAATGGAGTTACTTATTTCAAGGTCGCGCCAATGAACCCAATGTAATGTTGGATGACAATGGTATAGTAAAATCGTTTTTATCCACGAAAATTAGTTTGACATCTAATTCCGAAACGGAGGGTATGAGTCTTTTGATTGAAAATGAACCAGTGACGAATTATGACAAAAAGTTGTTTATTAAATTTCCATTGGAGAAAAACCGTGGACATATGACGTCATTGGATTATGTACTGAACGGAAAATCATCAGAATTGGAATTGAATAGTTTATTGCCTGAGAACGAAGACGTTCGATACAATGAAAATGACGAGGGTATATTTATTGATTTTATCCATCCATTGTTAATCAAAAGTGAATTTGTCCGAAAACCCGTTGTGGAAGGAATGACTGAAGATGTCGTGCAAGATCTTATTGATGCTAGACTTGGAAATGCAATGGCGTTTACTGCTACTGATCGTACTTTACTAGATAGTGCTGGTAACCCAGTTGGTAATGTCGAAATGGTCTGTGACGAAACAATCGATGGTGAAAACGGTCCAGATCCATATTGGCGGTTAGGAATCAATGAAAAATTTGATGATGCAAAAGAAAAATTCTTATTGGGAACTTTTTTTGTGTCATGGATTCTATTATACATGTTAATGTATTTTACCGCTGACCCATTTTATCGATTTATAAACAATTTGAATGGTGAAAATGACGCTGCATTTGAATTCGGAAGAAAAATCGAGAGTGGAATTTTCTATTTTATTTTATTTCTGATATTTACTTTTTCGATTACATTTTTGGGACTCTATGGTGCAGATGATAAGAATACCGTATCGATTTTTAATACTTTATTATTTTTGGTAATCCTTCTGGGATTTTCTTACATGATAATTCCATCTAAAAAGAAAAATGTAGAAGGTTTTGGTATTCCTAGTACTTATGTAACTTGGGATGGAAAGGATTCGAGAGAACAATACGCAAAATATAATGTGTTAAATACTTTATTTGGTTCTGGTGATGCGGATTCTGGTGCTCCTGTTGTTCCTGTTGTTCCTGATACTAATCCTAATGCTGCTGCTGCTGCTGCTGCTGCTCCTGCTGCTAATCCATAGAAATAATTATTTGATAAATGAATAAAAAAATCAAATAATTTACTTAGAAACTGACAAAGCGGAATGTGTATTTCCAACAACTGGTTTGAAGGTTGATGACATAAATGGACCTTGGACCTTTGCAGGAGCCATTTTCTCAACAACTTCTTCTTCTAATGAACGCTCCTTAGGTGGGTTCATCTTGTTCATCATTCTCTTTCGCTCGATTTCTGTATTCTCATTAAATTGCACATGTCTCACTTTACGAACGGCGCAACTTCTTCTCATCAATTCATATGCAACTAAAAGGGACAAGATTCCCAATAGTGGGTGTGTATATAAAAACAAGTACAGTGTAGCAGCCAAAACAAGAACCATACCTAAAGAATGATTCAAGACAGGCTTCAAACCATCAGGGGTTTCAACAGGAAGCACTAAATATAGAATAAATATTATAATTACGACAATTTCCAATTTTGGAATATTAATTTTTGGTAACTCCATTTTCATCAAATTAGCCATTATAAATTATGACTAGATATTATATTAGTAAAAATGAATTCATCTTCAGGAGATACGAAAAAATTGAAAGAAAAATCGAATAAAAGTGTGTCTCACAAACTAAAATCGTCCAAGTCAAAATCTAATTCAATGAATTCCGAACAACAAAATCGTCTTAATGAGAACTTCATGGATTTGATGAAAACTCTGGCGTATATTATGCGCAAAAAGAAGGATTTTATGCGAGCGAAAGCATACGAAAATGCATATGATTCCATTGGTAGAATCAAAGATGATATTGTCGATCCATCGACTCTTAGAGGAGTGCCAAATATTGGAAATGCGATATTTGAAAAGTTGACCGAACACTATAAAACAGGTACTCTTCGTATTTTGGAAATGGAAAAAGACCTTGTTGAGAAAAAGAAGGCCATAGATGCTTTCACTGATGTTTATGGTATGGGTGAGAAGAAAGCCGAGGAAGTGGTTGACAAGGGCATTTTGACGCTGGATGAATTGCGACAAAATACGGATTTATTGAACGATAAACAGAAGATTGGATTGCAATATGTGGATGATATTGTTCAGCGTATTCCTCGTTCCGAAATCGATCAATACAAGGCGTTATTTGATGAAATATTTGCATCAGTCTCTAAAGATTCCATTGATAAAATGGAAATTGTCGGGAGTTATCGCCGCGGAGCGGCTCATTCCGGAGACATCGATGCAATAATTACTTCTAATGATCCGTCTGTATATGAAGGTTTCGTGAATCGACTTTTGGAAAAAGGTGTGATTAAAGAAGTGTTGTCTCGTGGCAAAACGAAATGTTTGGTCATAGCCCAATTACCCAATTCGAGTGTGGCTAGACGTGTGGATTTCTTGTATACTTCTTTGGTCGAGTATCCTTTCGCAGTCCTATATTTCACGGGAAGTAAAGAATTCAATACATCCATGCGAGAACAGGCACTCAAAATGGGTTATACTTTAAATGAACATGGATTTTCCAAAATGGAGAATAGGAAAAAAGGGGATAAATTGGATCGTGTATTTAGTTCGGAAGAAGAAATCTTCGACTTCCTTAATATGGTGTATAAGGAACCTACTGCTAGAAACACTTCAAAGATAGAATATAAAGTCAGAACGGATCTTAAGGACATGAAAGCGTCACCTGAGGAAAAGGTGTACAAGGAAACGGTGTCACCTAAGAAAAAGGTGCACAAGAAAACGTTAAAAAAGGAAATAAGAAAGATTACAAAAACGAAAAAGGAAAAACAAGATAAAAAAGTATCATTAAGTCCTAAAAAGGAGTCGTCGATGGAAACTGCTGATTTGATCGAGAATTTCAAAAAGAATGGACCCAAAGTATTAGAGTCACTCAGCGAAAAACAACTCAGTAAAATGATTGAATTGGCAAATGACGCTTTTCACCGGGATGGCCAGCCCATTATGGAAGACAATGCATTTGACCTGATGCGCGAATTCGTGGAAAATAAATTCCCCAAAGCGAAAGCATTGGAAGAAGTCGGTGCTCCAGTTGGAAAAAATAAAGTGAGTCTTCCATACGAAATGTGGTCTATGGACAAAATAAAACCTGATACGAATATTATTGATAGATGGCGCGAGAAATATACAGGACCTTATGTCATTTCATGTAAACTAGATGGCGTGAGTGGATTGTATTCTACTGAGGGTGAACGGCCGAAATTATACACTCGGGGAGATGGCAAGGTGGGTCAAGACATCAGTCACATGATTCCATATTTGCAGTTACCTTCGACCAAAGGCGTCGTTGTTAGAGGTGAATTCATCATCGAAAAGTCGTTGTTTGAAACCAAGTACAGTCAACAGTTCGCCAATCCCCGTAATTTGGTGGCTGGTATTGTGAATCAGAAGACGACCGATCCATCAAAATATGCAGACATTCATTTTGTAGCGTATGAGGTCATTAAGCATCCAGATGTCGAAGAAAGCCAATTGACGGCTTCAAAACAAATGCATTTAATGGATGAGATGAATATTGAAACTGTGAAATATAAATTATTGAATTCCGATGGTTTGGACAACAATGTACTTTCCGAATTACTGCAAAGATGGCGAAGCGAATACTTTTATGAAATAGACGGAATTATAGTGGTGAATGATAAAGTATATGATCGTGTGACTGGAAATCCCAAACATGCATTTGCTTTCAAAATGGTCCTATCAGACCAATTGGTAGAATCCCATGTGGTGGACGTTTTGTGGACGGCCTCTAAGGACGGATATTTGAAACCCCGTGTGCAAATCAACCCAGTGAAAATAGGTGGCGTCACAATCACATATGCAACTGGATTCAACGGCGCATTTATTGAATCCAATAAAATCGGTGTGGGTGCAGTGATCAGTTTGATCCGTTCGGGTGATGTGATTCCTTACATCAAATCTGTTATAGCACCTGCGTCAAGTGCGAAAATGCCTGACGTCGAATATGTATGGAACGATACACATATAGATATTATGTTGAAGGACAAAAACCAGGATGCCACTGTTTTGGAGAAGAATATTTCTGGATTCTTCAAACAGTTGGAAGTGGATGGTCTAGCGTCAGGAAATGTGAAAAAGTTAATGCAAGCTGGATTCGACACAATTTGCAAAATCATTCATATGACCGAAGCAGAGTTTCTTAGCGTTGATGGATTCAAAGAGAAGATGGCGCAAAAATTATACAATGGAATCAAGGATAAAATAGAAAACGCGTCATTGATACAATTAGCCTTCTCGTCCAATACATTTGGTCGTGGATTCAGTCAAAAGAAAATCGAATTAATATTTGAAAATGAACCCGATATTTTGACCAGCGCGGATTCGGACGACGCTAAAATCGGAAAATTACAGGCAATCAAAGGTTTGGAACGTAAAACGGCGCAAGCCTTTGTAAATCATATTGATAATTTCAAAGCATTTTTGAAAGAATGCAGATTGGAGGACAAATTGACGAAAAGAAGATCCCAGCGTCTATCAGATAAAGTGGAAAATCACGAACTCAATGAGAAAACAATTGTTATGACCGGATTCCGCGATAAAGAATTGGAATTGAGATTGAAGACGTTAGGAGCCAAATCTGGATCTAGCGTGAATAAAAATACATTTGTACTTTTAGTCAAGTCTAAAGAAGATGATTCTTCGAAAAAGAAGGATGCTGAGAAACATGGGATACCTATTATGACGAAAGAGGAGTTCGTTTCACAATTCAAGTTATAATGACTTGTATTTGCGAGTTCGTTTATTCTTATAACCTCCTGTACGACGTTTCTTACTCACTCTACTTTTACTTGATGAACTTTTAGTTTGGAAATGTTCTTTCCTTGCATGTATTACCTTATCTCTTGGAGCCTTTACTTCTTTCCCTTCTGTCATTACAGAACTATTATTACATGAATAATCAATAATTATAATGCGTTTATAACCTTCATTTTGTAAATAACTTAATATTTCATTCATATAAACACTTGAAGGTACATCTCCGCTTTTAATTCTCTCTTCATACTCTTCATCATCAATTTCACCATCTGTATATTCAAGATCTAATGCATGTCTCTGTATATCACTTAAAATCCTTGTATAAGGTATCAAACTACCTCCTTCCTGGGCTAATACATATATATCTTCAAAGTCTTTATCACTATAATATTCCTTTTTTATAATAGTACTTTCCTTCTCATCTTTTTTATATTCTATATACGAATACAGGTTATCTTCCCTCAAAAACCTATTGGTTAAAAGCATACTTTGAAGTACCATTAAATTCATTTCTCTTTCTTTCCCATTACTTTTATTAAATCGAGTCTTCTGTATTGAAATATCCCTTTTAATATTTTTAGTTGGATGGATGGTAACTTCATCTCCTAACTCTAATAATTCATTTCGAAGTTTTTCACCATGTAAAGTTTTTATTTTATCTATATGTTTTTCAAAATTTTTTAATGAATTATTTTTACCACGGCCATCACGTGTTGAATGAGTATAACAGCCTAATGGTAAGTAAGTTATATACTGAATATACTCTATATCTTCGGGAATTATAGTTTTAATTGGTTTGTATGTATCGACAGTTTGGTACGTTTCTTCAATTGGTCTCATTTTACTTTTTCGTTTTCTTTGTTCCCTGATTGACTGTTTAGAAAATTCACTTGAACCATGTGTCATAATAGTTATATAAATTGTACTATATTGCATATATATTATACGAATACAAATTATAATATAGATGCTTGGATTATCTCATAGGTACACATGTATTTAACATACAACCATCCATTTCATATTCACTTTCTGAACGAGACTCTTCCCTAGTCAATTTCTCAGATTTGGATCTTTGAAATGGCACAATACTTGTTTCCAAATTAGATTCCTGGGATTCTTCATCATATGGTGGTTTAGAATCTTTTTCTGGTGGAGATTTCGGTTTTGTTGTCTTATTAGAATCACTGGCGAAATAATTCGGCATAATTTGATATGTATCATTTCTAATTTTATGTAGCACTTTTCGGTTCTTACAATCATCTTTTTCAAAAATCACACTAAATTCATCTTCACTAAGCATACATTCACTTGTAACAATATTACTCAAAGATACAATTGATTGATATTCATTGTATTTTTTCTCTACAAATTCACGCAATCGTGTTCGTTCAGTATCGTCTTTGTTTACAAAAAGGGTTAATTCTTTATCGATTTCCACTGTGAGTTTATAGAATTTTTTGTAAGTGTCCAATTCGGATTCCATACGCTTTTGTAAATTGAGCGAAATTTCCACACTTGTAATCATACCACAAACGAATGATATCACTGCATTCGTTACTGAAATGGTGGTCTGAGAAATGTATTTTTGTAGACCTATGGCGAAAAAACCATTTATCCCAGAAAGAATCAGTGACGGTAAACGAAAAATGTAAAATAGCGTACTTCTATATTTTCCATACCGCGAATTATGATAAAATCCCAATTTGATTGCATTGCGTCTCATTTTATTAAGCAATTCCTTCATTTTTTCAACAAACTTTGGATCACTACAACATGGAAGTCCGTCTTTATCTGTTAAACAATCTTCTAAACATGTATATTTTGTTATATCACAAAACATATCGATATACTCCAATATTATTACAATTACATAATAATTATAGTAATATTACGTCAAACAATTATGGATTTCTCACATGGAGAAATTGAATAGGTCTATTTTTGGAAAAAATCATGAAATTATATAATAGAACATGAGTGATTTTATTCCAGATACCGTTGAATATGGCAACCGCATCCTTTCCATCTTAGATACTTCGCGATATTTTCGTTTAGTAAATAGTTTGGGAAGTCAATTGAACGACCGTAAATCGCGATTCGACAAATCCGACATTATTGAACAATCCCTTGACGTGTATTCCAATGGAATACTGAAATGGGTCGATGATATTGGATTTGATTTGGTCGATACTGAAAAAAATATAAAAATAGAAGTGAAGTATGAAGACAAAGGTCTACATACTGACACAGGTAATACTAAAAAAATCATAAAATACAAAATTAAAAATACATTGAAAGAATTAACAACTTCCACTTTATCTGATCCTGCTGACTATTATTTGTTTCTCGACCGCAAAGGCATGGGACTCATCAGTTATAAAGATATGGAACCACACTTACATATCACCAAATCAGGAGACGGTATAGAATGCAAAATCCCAATCGAGAACGTCCATGTAATAGTACGCGACGATACTATGAAAGGAGGCGGCAGTGATTCCACTGTAAATTATAAGCAAGAAAAAAACAATTTACAACGTAAAATTATTAATATGATCACATAAATAACATTTCACCATTTATTAAAAATCTCGCACATCTTTCAATCATATTTACATTTACTGCATTGCCAAATTGCTTGTAGGCTATTTTTTCATTGGCATGGATTTTATAATTATCCGGAAACGATTGCAGTCGTGCGCATTCTCTCGGTATCAATTGTCGCATCTTTGGACCATAAATTGGAATCATGCTTGTCATTGCCACCAATGTTGGCGAATAATCCGTTTTTTTAATGCGCACGCCAGATCCCCTGGGACTCCATAGGGTTTGGTCCATGGTCAAACCATCTACTCCGCATTGCCACTCCATTTTACGCACCGCACCTTTCCATAACCCATTTTTCCTGGATTCCATCAACCATGGCTCCAATATACCTTTGTTTTTGTTATAAAACTCCCGATTTTTGTCGATCCAATTTTTGTATTTCGCATAGAATTCACGTTGGGCTTTTTCTACCATAGTTCTATTTTCTTCATCGGATTTATTGTCGTCGGTTTTCGTGACAGTTGTATTCAGTCCATCGCTGTCCCACCAATCGGTCCATATGGGAAACTTCGGAATGGATATTTTTTGATTGCTTAACAGAGTCAAAAACTCATTCCATATAGTATGAGTCGTACGCATTTTTCCAGTTATATTAAATTTCGGGTCGACTGTTTCCTCTATAATAGTATCTAGTGAAGTAGGTTGAATATTTTTTTTCGAAATTTCAGGTAAAGCAGGGAGATTTCCCAAATCTTTTCGTTTGCATAAAATCACTACACGTTCGCGCGATTGGGGAACTCCAAAATAAAGTGTATTTAATATGAGGGGATCATCATATGTATAATAATTCAGTTTATCCAATGTGGCTTTAATTACGTCCCATGTGTTTCCTTTGTCATGAGAGGCTAAATTCCGCACGTTTTCCATGATTAAATATTTGGGATTATGGTGAGCGACGATCTTACACATATCGAAGAATATGTTTCCACGACTGTCTTCGAATCCGTTTTGATGGCCGGCTTTAGAGAATGGCTGACAGGGAAAACCTGCACAAAGAACATCGAAGTCAGGAATGCTTTCTATTTTAATTTTGCTCAAATCCCCATGTGGTCGAATCTTGTAATTTTCTTCGTAATTTTTGCGGCATTCTTCATCAATATCTGCAGCCAATACACATTCCATATTCATGGCATTTAATGCTTGATGAAAACCGCCAATACCACAGCATAGATCGATGAATTTTAATTGAGACATAGTTACCTGTTATTGTCATGAAATATTTAAATCAATTTTTATATGTCCCAAAAAAATTGAAATCCAAAATAGTAAAAATACTATCAATCAAAACAAATACAATATATATGGCAAATTTGATTGAATCGCATTATTTGGGTAAGAAGGGATATACAATTGCAAAATCGAGTTTAAGTGAAAAAGAATTGCTCGAATTAAAGAAGAATTTGACATTGAAGCCCCAATTACCTGGACAACAATTTGCTGGAGGTGTCAATATAAATCAACCGTTCCCAGTTTTTCGCGAAAATGAAAAAAAGATCTATATTCCCCGATTTTTCGGAATTGAGAAGTATGGTGAGCCAGTACGTGACGATCTGGATCCAGGCGAAGACATAGATTTGAAATTTGAGCGCGAATTACGGGATTATCAAGAAAATATTGTACAAGTATATTTGAATCACGTATCCAATGGAAAAGGAGGTGGTATATTAGAAGTACCTTGTGGTCGTGGTAAATGCCTGGGATTCAATACACCCATATTAATGTATGATGGATCGATAAAAATGGTTCAAAATGTTACAATAGGAGATAAAATCATGGGCGACGATTCGAAACCACGTAATGTATTGTCTTTGGCACGTGGTCAAGAACAAATGTATAAAATTTGCATAGGAAAACATGATGGGTATGTCGTCAATGAAAGTCATATTTTGTCATTGAAACACAGAGATACGGGTCAAATCAAAGACATTTGTCTCATTGATTTATTAAAATTAAATATACATGATTATCTCGGTTATAGATCATTACATGCAATGCGGAAACTGAATTATAAAACCCATGGTATAAATCTCACATACGAAATAAAAATTCGCAAATTGGAAATAGACAATTATTATGGGTTCGAAATCGATGGAAACCGACGTTTTGTCTTGGGTGATTTTACAGTTACTCACAACACAGTGATTGCATTGAATCTCATCAGTAAAATCCAGAAAAAAACCCTGATTTTAGTCCACAAAGAATTTCTGATGAATCAATGGATTGAACGTATTGAAGAATTCTTACCTGGTGCTCGCATTGGAAAAATCCAGGCTCAAATCTGTGATATTGACGATAATGACATTATAATTGGTATGATTCAAACGATGTACAATAAAACGTTTCCACAAGAAGTGTATTCTCAATTCGGGATGACAATTATAGATGAAGTTCATCGTATCGGGAGCGAAGAATTTTCGAAAACATTGCTCAAAACAATCACTCCCTATATGTTGGGTATATCTGCAACTGTAGAGCGCAAAGATAAACTCACTAACTTGCTTTATATGTTCATTGGTCCGAGGATTTACAGTGAACAGCGCGCAAACGAAGATTTAGTTTGTGTCAGGGGAATCCAATATGTGACTCAAGATGAAGATTTCAATACAGTCGAATACGATTATCGTGGAAATACGAAATTCAGTTCAATGATCGTGAAATTATGCGACTATGGTCCTCGCAGTGACTTCATTGTTCGTGTAGTGAAAGATTTGCTCGAAGAAAAACCGGATGGTCAAATCATGATTCTAGCCCACAATAAATCACTGTTGAAATATTTACACGATAGCATCAATACGAAATCGATCGCGACTGCGGGATATTATGTTGGTGGCATGAAACAAAAAGATTTGCAGATAACGGAAACCAAACAAATTGTAATTGCTACATATGCAATGGCAGCAGAGGCACTCGATATAAAAACATTAAGCACTTTAATTATGGCGACGCCTAAAACGGACATTACTCAGAGTATAGGCCGTATTTTGCGAATGAAACATGACAATCCAATTGTGGTGGACATAGTAGACGGACATGAATGTTTCCAAAAACAATGGTTTCAAAGGAAACGGTATTATAAAAAATGCAATTATAGAATACGTTGCACTACGAGTGAAAGTTATTCTACTATGATGTTGGATTGGGAAAAGGACACTTCTTGGGTGAAAGTGTATGAGCCCAAAATAATTTGAACCCATTAAATATGCAAAATATAATAAAAAATTGAATCACTTTTTTATTATATTTTTATTTGCATATTATGGAAGATTATAATTTATTATGTACGTTATTGGACGGTGAAATACGCGACGAAAAAGAGTATCTGGACGCACTCAATTACATATTGGAGCAATCCAGTAAATTTTCGCGTCGAATGCTATACAGCGTCGCTGTTCAACTCGATGAAGATTTTAATTCAAACAAGAGAGTCGAAGTAACTAATTTGATAAACGGATTAAAAAATACATCTGTAGAACTAGAAAACAAAAAAAATATGTTGAAAGGATACATGATGAAAAAAGTACCCAACTGCTTTTATAATGACAACATCAGTGGTGAAACCGACATAGTTCATTTCACGCCATTGGAGCGCCATGTTCGCGGACTCGATGATTTTCAACACAATGATGGTTTAGGAGACACTTATCACGAACTGATAAAACTGTTTTTCATAAACAGAGATTACACTAGAAAAATATTTAATTACATTTCAATCCATTTACAAGTATTGACAATGAAGATGCAATACTTGAAAAGTCAAATACTTAAGTTTGAATTCGCCAACCAATTCGATTTTGAAAATAGAGTAGTCACGGAAAAAGGTGAAACTACATCTGGATATGCGCGCAAAGGCAGACATTCAGGAACGCCCCTAGATTCCATAATCAATTGCTACATGGACGATTATATGGCACTAAACAATGAATTTTGTAAATTTCTGAAAGAGTTAAAAAATTGTGATGTTGACTACGAAATGATGAGATATAACTCGCATGTTGATAGCAACAGTTTGATGGAAAAATTTCACGGCTTCAAATTTGATTACTCTTCAAATATACCTCTATCTGTAATAAAGGAAATACGAGTATAATCAAAATTTAATATTTGCACAATAATTTATAATTCTATCTATTATTATCATGAGTGGTGTGTTTATTTTATCGTCACTTGTTACATTGTAAATATTTTTGAGTGATTTTCCTTTGACAAATTCCACAAAAACTGTGTAAATGAAGCCAATCATTATTAAAAATTCTATATCTGCTTTTTGTACACTAGTATAACCATAATATATGAGTAAATATATAGGTACGACCTTTATACATAACATTACCAATAAATACAGCATTCCTTTGTAAAAGTATCCACTGAAAAATAATACAAACAATGCATAAAAATTGGTAATTATTGCAAGTATAAATGCGATTAAAGGATTGTAAGGTATGAATCCAATTATGAATAAAACAAACCATACCAATATCCAATATGAAAATTTATCACTAAAATCAGATTTCATGTATATTAAATATAGACATAAAACACTTTTTTATTCCCAAATTAAATCTATGAACGATAAAAGTCTTATCCTTTCTAATGGTCGCAAACAAGCCAATGATAAATGAATGCTCATTTTTTCCGAGTAATTGAGATGCATTTCAAACTGAATATATTGTATGATATAACCATTCGATTTATCACGAAAACTGTATAATCGCTTCATTTTTTCAATATTTTCATCAGTGATTCCATACATTGTTGGAACATTGTTGTTCATGAAACGTGCGACGTCGTTATCTAGCCATGCAAGATAATCATCTTCATATTTATTTTGGTATAGAGAATATAAGTATTCGTTTGTTTCATGAAATGACTCGATGTCATAAAGCAATTCATTTGGTTGTGTTTTATATGTAAAAGGTATAATTTCCTGTGTAATTATTTCTAGGGGTAACGTCTTCATGTGTTTGGCTAGTATTTCCATAACTTATTTTGTATATAGAAATTAGTATCTTTACTCAAACTCGTCTATAGTTTCGCCATGGAAATATTCGCAGAAAATGTTTATAATCGAGTCTATCTTTAGTTTCCGATGTTTCTATTTTTCCCCATGAATGAATTTTCGGAAGGATTTGATATTTTTTTGGATTATAAATTTGAATCTTATTATTAGAGGTTAACTTTTGTAAAGCATATCTATTTTTCACTAATTTGCTAAGCATTTATATATCATAAAAACTCATTTTTAATACAATAAATTATTTATATATTTTATTGTATCATACTTACTTACGGTTCTTGCGGCTCTTACGTTGAGTCTTGTTCTTCTTAACAAAACCGAAGGCACCCTTCTTGGTGAAATATCCAGCCTTAATCAATCTCTTTTGCTTCTTGGCGATCATGGACATCTTCTTGGAAACAATTCTTCCGTGCTTGTTCTTAATTAAATCCTTCTTCTCAAGTCCTCCAACAGTGTGATCGGCATTTCCGTGCCACACTTGTGCTCTAGATCCAGTAGCTGGCATTATATACTATTGCTATATATTATTTTCCTCTATCCAATTACTTTTTCTTTTGAGTTTTGTTTTTTCGGGTATATTTTTTACCCGTTTTGACATAACCGAATTTTCCCTTACGTGCACTATAACCATGTTTCTTCAAACGCATTTCTTTTTTGGCTGTTTCATATTTGTCAGCAGAAACGATGCGTCCCCACTTATTCATTATCAATCCTTCCTTAGTTAAACCATATTTAGTTTTGTAGGCAGTGCCATTCCACACTTGCTCACGTGAACCGAATAATTCTTTAAAAGTTTTTCCTTTCACAGTATAAGTGCCATTAATTGGATCTCTTACAGGTCGCTTCATTCTTTTCTATTTTTATATAATTAGAAAAGAATTATTCATTATTAGATAAAACCTTGGTCTACCATTTCATCGTATGAAAGATCTACCGGTGTTCCATCAGCGTGATATAAATTGCCTCTTTCACCAAACCTTCCATATTGGTCATGGTACAATGTTTCTCTATTACCCACCACAGTTTGAACGGTAGGCAAATCTGTGATATTGGAGTCAAAAATATTTCCCATGAATTCATCCAATGCCGCGTCGTCTTGAATAGTGCCATTGATCAGTAATTCTTCATATGTAGAATCTATGAGTGTTCCATCATCGAGATAAAACACATCACTTTCGCCATATCTTCCATCTTGATCATAATATAATGTGTGTCCATCGTTTGTTTGATACGCGGGTAGGTTTGACACTATGGATCTAGCCATAGAACTGTCATCTTCACTTTCTGGATTAGTAGTGGTAGGTGCAGGCACCACTTGTGCACGACATAATGGACATGTTCCTTGACCATTTGTCTTTGTCAATTCTTTAAATATACATGTGAAATGAAATTTATGTTGACAAGGAAAAGGAAGCACCACAATATTAATTTTGGTCATTTCTTCCAAGCATATTGAGCATTCATTTGATTTACTTGACGACTTTTTGGTTATTTTCCTTGTAATATTTTTTAACCCCTTCATGAATTTTTTTGGTATTTTAAATTTACGTCGAACTGTTTTATTTTTTTTCGACTTATTTGTAGGTTTATTAATTTTCTTAGAATTTTTAGATTTTGCAGAGTCCATATATTTATAACTATATAATTGTTTGAAGAGAGCCATTTATTGTATTATTGTAAATTCACCTTCTAATGCTTGATATGAAAAACCAAGGGGAGTTCCGTCTTCTTCATAAAGCATGTCTCTGCGACCGATAAGGCCATTTACATCATGACGTAATGTACCTTGAGTGCCATTTGCCTCGATAGTTACACTAGGTAATATACTTAAAGGAAAAATTTTTGCCCTACATAATGGACATGACCCATTATTAGCAGCCACCGTGTAAATGCATGAAAAATGGAATTTATGTCCACATGGCAGAACCACAATATTATTTTGCGCCATTTTTTCAATGCAAATAGGGCATTCATTAGACCTATTCGATGATTTTTTTGCTTTCACACGATTATTCAAGGCGTCACGAAAACTTTTCGGAATGTGATAACGAGTTCTCCTTTGGCTTTGCTTTGCTTGTTTCCGTTTTTTTGTTTCTTTTGACGAAGGCATCTACCTATATACACTATACGCATTTTATTCCAACCCCAATTGAATATCGATTTCATAAGTGTCCTCCCCTCGTTTCACCATTTCCTTCCGTAACTTCATGAGTCGTTTTTTATCGCCACGATTCAAGTCCTTAGTCTCTTCTGGTGCTTTTTCTATGGTGTTTCCGAGCGCATCCTTCTTTTCTTCTTCCTTATTAAAATTCAGTTGTCTAGATGCCAACTTTTCCGCCTTTTTCCTGGCCTTCTCCACCTCCTCCATCCACTCAGCACCCATCACAGTCAAACGCCCCGACTCCAAAATCCACTTCTCTGGACACAACGCTTCGTAAAATTCCGCATTATGGGAAATCATGAATACCCCGCCTTTAAACTCTTTGATCGCCAAAGCCAATGCGCCTAAAGAGTCGCGATCCAAAAAATTGGTAGGCTCATCCAATATCACAATATGGGGCAAGTTCCACAAGCCAGCGCCCAAAACGACCTTCACCTTTTGTCCACCGGATAATGCGCCCATACGGGTATGCTCGGCAAAAGCAGGCTCCAAGCCGAAACAATCTAAATGCTTCTGGATCTCGCCAGTGGTCAATTTACGTTGACCCAACATGGACTCCGCGGCTATTTGTTGATCTTTTTCATCCACCATTTTCTTATAGCCCATTTGAAGCAACTCCGTGCGACTATGCCAACTGTCTTCTTTACCTTGACCCTCCCAAATAACTTCATATTCATGCTCTCGCTTACCTGTTCTACGGGCCTTTATTTCCTCCACTATTCCAGTGCCCTCTTCTTTTGCTTTCTTTCGAATGGCCTTCAGTTCATCGTCCGTTATAGTGACAGAGTCCTTTTGCACAGACTCTTTGTCGACCCCTCCGCGATAACGCCACATAATGTATTCAATAGGAGTCTTGTCCAAATGATCTTCAATATGGGCAAAAGCGTGTTGTGCTACATAAGCCACACGTAAATTGGGATGACGCTCTACTGTACCTTGATCTGGCTCCAACTCACCAACCATCACTTTTACTAAAGTGGATTTTCCCGCACCATTTACACCCACCACTGCCACACGGGACGCAAGGGAGCATTGAATCGACACGTCAATCAATTGTGGATGAGGCGCAGCCGGATATTGAAAATAGATGTCCTTTGTCTTCAAGACCGCCTTGGTCAAAGACTTTACGCCCTCTAGTGGACCCGGCTCAGGGAAATTAAAGGCCACAAGATCACTCGACAATTCATAGTAAGCCTTGGCCTCGGGCTTTTGCTTTACAAAGTCAGATAGATTCCCTCGATAAGATTTGAGTTTTAGATTTTCATAATGGATGATGTTTGTGCACACCGCGTCCAAAAAGTTGGTGTCGTGGGATACAATCAAACAAGTACAAGTCTTCAAATTCTGAACATACTCTGTCAACCACTTCACCGCGAACTGATCCAAATGATTGGTCGGTTCGTCTAACAACAACATATCGGGATTGAGCAACATGGCTCTAGACAGCGCCAATTTCATACGCCAACCACCTGATAAGGTGCTAACACCCGCGTCAATGGCGGCGGCAGTGCGAGACACACCGAAACCCATGGAAGTCAACATTTCTTTCACTACATCCTCGCTGCACCCATTCTGTTTTACTTTTTCATCAGTCATAATGTATTCCAACACGCTCATGTCTGCCTTTTCTCCGATGATTTCACACTCCACATATACCGTAATCAAATGTGTAGGAAATCCCTGTAAATTACCACCAGCAATTGACTTCATAAGAGTGGATTTTCCCGCACCATTGGGTCCGACCAAACCATATTTACGTCCAATTTTGACGCGGAATGGGGTTTGATGAAGTAGCACTCTAGTACCATAGGCAAGAGAGAATTGTGCGTTACATAGATCCTCTTCTTCGTCCTCAGGATCCACTTTATCGGCGGTCAAATTGGCAATTCCAGCGATATGAACATGATCCACGACTTTTTTTATTGATTCAGGCGACCCTGCGCCCTCTAAGTAAGGGGTCAAACATTGATCCCAGTCTTCTAATTTTCTAGTGTTCGACTGCACCAATCCTTCACAACAAGAGGCCATATGAGTGAGTAGGTTGGGCGATATGGTTGATATCCCATTCTCTAGACACGATGATTCAATACATGAACGCAACTCGGCATGCTTCATAACATTGTCACTAATCTCGGCAGCCTCGCTACTTACACGAAGAAGAGTGTCCAATGAATGTTGACACACTTTTCGGACTTCTTCAACGGCGATTTCGTCGATGCCACGCTCCAAAACTGGCTTCAAAATTGGATAAAAATAGGATGCTGTTCTAGGGTCATTCACCAATTTACACATGTTTCCGATGACAAGTGCCGCACGACGCTTCACTGCAACCTTCTTTTCACGCATACCCTTGGTCAAAATAGGGATTAAAAGACCCAATGTACTCATATCGACTTCGTTAATAAAACTAGTTGCAACGAGTGAGTCGAGTGCGGCTTCTGTATACTTAACGGGCTCCATATAGGCATTAATAACGTCTTCAATGATCCCTTTGATATCCACATTGTCTATCACCATACATAGTTCACCAAAACAATTGGCTGTTTGACGCTTGACATCCTCTTTTACATCGGACGCCATGTCAATGAGTTTCAAAATCATGTTGGGTAAATTGAATTTTACCACTTCTTTTTGATGAAAGGCAAAATATCCCAGTAAAATGAGAGCACCTTTTTTGATCTGCCACTTCATGGAAGTGAAATGCTCATAAATGGCTTCCATGTAAATTTTCATGGCAAATGGGTTCATTTTTTTAATCATTAAAATTCCAATGTCTTTTGCACGTTCTTCTGTGCGAGTATGTGTCAGTTTGTTCAGTAGGTCGGGAAGGGCTTCCAAACAATATGGCTCCAGCATATGATTGGATTCAGTTATGTATGTTTTTAATTCATCAAAATGGTCGTGCTTCAAAAGGTTTTTAATGTGATCCACTGGGGACTGGAACTCGGCCATGATAGAACATTATATTATAGTATCTTTATTTGATTTTATTAAATTTATTGTGATTTCGTCTTTTTTATGAAATGTTATTATATATATACGACTTGGATGAATGAACTAATTCGAAGTATTCATGAAGAGAAAATAACTAAATTTAGAAAACATTTGAAGGAAGTTTCTGTTAAAGATATAGATGAATCTACACCACCAATTCTAATGCTATTATTTACACGATTTTACCTAGTTAAACAGCCAAACTATGAAAAAAGCGTAGAGATGATAAATTTGGTATTAGATAAAGGTGCGAATACCGATATTATTGAAGATAAAGGATTTCAATCCTCAGAACATTTCACCGCATTACATTTGGCATGTGCATTTACACCTGAATATGATATTATCAGGAAAATGGTACCATATAAATGGCAATTCGATCGTACAACTTTGTTCGTTCAAAGTAAAATTACGAAGAGAACTCCGTTACATATTGCTTCTGCATATGGAAATTATGAAGTGATTGAATGCTTAATTGATCGAGGAGCAATAATTAATAAAACATCCGCTTTTATGAATACACCTTTACATTATGCATCCTTTAATAAAGATAGTAAGGTTGCAAAGTTACTTATTGAAAAAGGTGCAGACGTAAATGCGAGAGACTCTTTTAATAGAACTCCTTTGCACATAGCATCTGCATTATGTAATCTTGAATTGATAAAATTATACAGGGATAATGGAGCAAATCTAGATGCCCAGGAAGATTATAAACAAACAAGTTTACATTATACCACTTCGAATATACCCAATGTTGTTGGGTGGAAAGAGAGTGCAGAATTACAGCGAATTACAATTGATGTAAATGCAGTTATTCCAACTATAGATATGGATACAGTTTTATATAGTCCCAAAAGTAGGTACGTCTTGAAAAATTGGGAAGAAAGGGTTCTTGCTGCTGTCTTATTGATAAAATATGGTGCCGATAGAAATATAAAGGATGTTTATGGAAAAACTGCATTTGAAAATGGTCATGCCAGTTCCAAAGACATCAAAGGACGTTTTGGTACCGTAAATAATTTACAATCAGGTTTGGCGAAACAGATCGAAAAAAAACTTACTACTGGTCCAAAAATAAGCAGCATGTTTAATTTTGAGAATGAACCCAGCAAACATACAATTGACCAATTTAGAGAAATCATACAGGGTGATTATGCATCTGTACTCTCCAACATGACATCTATTCTTAAATATACTGATGAAAACAATGTGAAACATGATGTGCCTATTATTACCATTCCTAAAGGGACATTATTGTTCAGATCCATTCGAGGTGACGATCAAGCAGATTATTGTGGAATCGAAATAGGTAAAATCCGCAAAGAACGTTGTCTGCATAAAAATCACAATGTATTTTTTTATCCTTTTCCTGGGTATTCGGGTCTATATGCAGTAGCAAATAGAATCAGTGCATTTGTTGTTGAACGTGAAATGAAATTGTTAAATTTGAGAAATCCTGCTACAATTCATCGTGCAAATAAAGACAATAAAGACATTTACTTCAGAGATTGCAATACAATAGAAAAGAGTTTTTGTAACGGTTTGATCGGACGTAGATATGACCCATGCTTTTCTGAACATTTCATCGAGAGAAACCCTGATGTTGTTGGAATGATAACTTTGGCAAAAAAAGACACAGTGAATTCACACATGGGACCTTATCATAATGAAAAAACATCTAGGTACAGTGTTTTTTCACAAGATTCAAGGAAAGTGCAAGGAATACCTGAATTTATTTTGTACCCACTTGAAACCCGAAATTTGAAAGAAATTCGTTGGACTTTGGATGATTGTAAGAAAAAGGGGAAACACAATTATTCGGAATTTTTTGAACACAACGATATTCAATCACGAGCGTACAGTATTTTCAGTAAACTTGAAAAATATTTATCACCTAAAGGGGTTCAAAAAAAACACGTTACAATATTTAGTCCATTGAAGTTATTTGTAGTTTATGAACATATGGAGGAAAAATACAAGAAGGATTGCGTTCCACTTATTTTTGACGCTAATAGTAAATTGAATACCTTTCAAACAGATGTAAACAAATTGAATCAGCCTTTGTATAGTCAAGGTCGTCATATTAAAACGAAAGCCTCTCAAATGAAAGAAATTGATACATTTGACCAAGAACAAAAGCCTAAAAATGAGAGACTTAAAATGTCCGCTATTCAGGAATTGCCATCAAAAATGGAACAGGTAAGCCCGGATGATAAAGTGTATACAGTTAAAGGGAATGTACATGATAAGGTTAAACCTGATACTCCGATGAAAAAAAAATCTCCTCAAATAACTTCTACACGTTCCAATCGACCTGTAATTAGTACTAATAATACACAAAAAGTAACTAATACTGTTTTCAAAAAATCAGAATCGGCTTCCAAAAAGATTGGCATAGAATGTGACAATGATACCGAATGTTTTACAAAATTATGCGTTTTTAACAATATTACAAAGAAAAAGAAATGCAAACCCAAAGGTATGAGAAAGCGTGTCATTGGCGATGAATGTAAAATAAATGATCAATGCAGTACTAGAAAATGTGATAAGGGCTTTTGTGCTAACTAATCTTCCTAACTCTTATGATACATCATGTAATAATTATATGATGTATGATCTTGTGCTTGTAAATCTATTTGTTATTTTTTACTTCTAGTGCTTCTATTACTTCCGCTTGTACTAGTTTTCTTCTTACGTGAAGAACTTGTATCCGAAGTTTTCGTGAAAGGTGAAGTTTCCAATGCTTCTACAGATTTTATACCATTATATAGATTATTCATCATGGTTTTTGCTGCTTTATTGAATTTATCAATTGTTTCAGCATCGTATCTGAATATTTCTTTTGCTACTTCGGGATTCATCTTCTTAGAGTCTTTTGTATCTTTCTTTTTTACATGAAATAATGTATTCAATTTTGTTGAAGAAGTTCGTGGGATCTCTCCTCCTTTGACGCTTGCTACAGATTTCCATGTTTCATCTACCACTTTCCATGTTTCATCTACCCCAGAATCTCCATCGATACCGAAGACACTTTCAAAATTACTGCTGGCATTCATTTCCCTTATTTTAGACAATGTTGTTTGAACATATGGATATGATTCCATATTACCAATCATGATTCTTTGATACTCATCTCTTTTTTCTCTGAATTCTTTGACATAATTAAACATTGTACTGATATTAGGTTCATTTATATTTTGATAATTGTCATAAAAAATTAAAGGAAGCCAATCATAAATGTAGAAGTCTAATGGGCCAAACGTATGACTACCTTGAGTACTCAATATTCTTATTATGTTCATTTTAAATTCAGCTCTTGAACCTAGTTTTCGTGGGTTAGGGTTACCAACCTTCACTGCGGTACCATAATCAATTATAAACACTTTACCCATGAAATGTGACTTATTATTATCTATTGTACCATCAGTAAAACATTGCGTTGTACATATTTGTTTTGGATTGATTAAAACATTGTTTAAATGAAGATCACCATGTATCCACCCATTCTCTAATAATTCAAGAAGTCCACTAAGTATTTGAACTATGTAAAACAAACTTTTCTTAAGTTTATCTTCTAATGTATAATTTCTCTTAACTATAAATAAGCCATTAATAGGTGACGGCTCTGAAATTTGTTTTATATTGAAATATTTACGAGAGATTACAGAAGTTGTAATAAATTGCATGCCATTAAAATGCTGAAATCCACCGACAATAGGTGGAATAGGCATACATGGCATTATAATAACACCTACTTTATGATCTTTTGTACATTTTAGTCCATCGAAAAAATCTTTTTCGACATATTCATCATCTCTAGAAAATTTTTGTTTCAATAATTTTACGTTGGATTTGTCGAGAACACCGGCAAAGTATAAAGGTGGCACAAATGAATCCATATTATGATTGGTTCTTTTATAAATTTCAACCTGTGATTTACATTCGGTAATGAATGAATCATATGGGACACAACTTATTCCTTTTCCTTTTACCAGTGGAAAATTCCAATTTTTAGTCTCTTCCAACTTTTTCACAGGAACCAGTTTTACAAATACAGTTCTTATCTGACCATCAGGTTGCGCACCTTTTGCATCTCTGTTGTCTAAAGTTATATGTGAAATAGGACTTGGTTTACTATCTGCAATTTTGAATGACAATCCCAATCCATTGGATCCTTGGTTGACGTATTCTCCTGTATTGTCACGGCAACTTTCCAATATTACCTTAAACAAATCTTTTGGATTTACTTGTGTTATTGACATATATATATTGATAACAATTTTTCACTATTATTAAATGATATACCTAATCTTCGTTTTTAACTGCATAAAACCAAAAATCCGGATTTATATATTATTATAACAGCGGTATACATGCAAGTACCTACGGTCCCTTGCAAAGTATGGCAAATATGCTGGTAGGCCTACTTTTGGGATTCTTTTCTGAGATTTTAAAAAAAGGACAAAAATAAATGTCCAAAAAAAAATTCTAGAGGTCAAATACCCCTCAAAAATGGCCTACCACCATAATGGTAACAAAACCGTTTTTTGACATAAAATGTTGGCTGCATAAAATTTAAAATCTTTTTTTAAACTCGGATTTTGGGATTTTTATATGTAACATATATATGTTACAATCCGTTACAAAAAGTCCCCAAGAAATAAATCCGTTTTTTTGCGAAAAATGTCAATACAAAACAGGTAACAAAAAAGATTTTACAAAACACTTATCTACAAAAAAACATGAAAAAATGGAAAGTGTTACAGAAAAATCCCCAAAAATCCCCACACCAAAAGTATATATTTGTCCATTATGTAATAAAAAGTATAACTCCAGGATGGGTTTGTGGCATCATAAACACAAGTGTACATCCAATTTGAGTGGAGACTGTAAGAATATGATTATGACTTTGATAAATGAGAATAAAGAACTAAAGCAGACTATTTTTGACATGATACCAAAACTGCAACCTGTGATAAATAATACTAATAGCAACAATACCAATAACTTTAATATTAGTGTATTTCTCAATGAACACTGTAAAGATGCCATTAATTTCAGTGATTTCATTGATAATATCCGTGTTTCTCATGAAGACCTACAGAACAATGCCCAACTCGGATTTGTCGGTGGGATATCCAAGATTATAACCGATAATTTGAAACAGTTGACCCTACACGAACGGCCCATACATTGTACCGACGCGAAGCGTGAGACCATGTATATTAAAGACGAAAATACATGGCAGAAAGATAGATCTCTAATCCAACAAAAACTCAATCGAGCCATCCAGGAGGTCAGTAGAAAGAGCGTAGTCTCTCTGATGAAATGGAAGCAGAGCAATCCCGACTATGCGGACATGGACTCGGACTTCTCAACTCTGTGTTTAACCATGCAACAACAGTCCATTGCGGGTACGAACAGAGACAAGTTTTACCCCAAAGTGATCCATCGGATCGCGGAGTCCGTCCCTTGTAAACCATAATTGTGATTTTTACATATAATTATGATTTTGTATATGCATATGAGGTTTGATAGGTCCGTTCGGATGGCCGTGTATACCAAAATAATCTCTATATCCACTGCATAAAACCAGAAATCCGTATTTATATATTATTATCAATGCGGGGTTCGTGCAAGGGGGCTGCGCCCCCTGCAAAGTATGGCAAATATGCAGGTAGGCCTACTTTTGGGATTCTTTTCTGAGAATTTAAAAAAAGGACAAAAATAAATGTCCAAAAAAAAATTCTAGAGGTCAAATACCCCTCAAAAATGGCCTACCACCATAATGGTAACAAAACCGTTTTTTCTTGATTTTTTTGACTGCATAAAAATTCAAATTTTTTCATTTGGATAAATTTAGGCATTTTTTTGTGTTGTATGTGTATAAGCCAAAAAATGCCAAAAAATGCCGATAAATTTATTTGTATTTATTGCAACTTTATGTGCAGTAAAAAAAGTAACTATGATAAACATTTATTGACTGCAAAACATATTAATACAACAAATACAACAAAAATACAACACAAAAAATGCCAGAAGTATAATTGTGAGTGTGGTAAAGTTTACACTCACAGAGCATCTTTATATAATCATAAAAAAAAATGCAATGGTAACAATGAAAAATCCACAACAACAGATAAAATAGATCGTACCATGGTACTAGAACTCATCCAACAAAATAAAGAACTCCAAAATCAAATCATATCTTTAGCACAGTCCAAGCAAGATATCCAAATTAATAGCAACAGCAACAATACCAATAACTTTAATATAAGTGTATTTCTCAATGAACACTGTAAAGATGCCATTAATTTCAGTGATTTCATTGATAATATCCGTGTTTCTCATGAAGACCTACAGAACAATGCCCAACTGGGATTCGTGGGAGGGATATCTAAGATTATAACCGATAATTTGAAACAATTGACTCTACACGAACGGCCTATACATTGTACCGACGCGAAGCGTGAGACCATGTATATTAAAGACGAAAATACATGGCAGAAAGATAAATATCTCATCCAGGAAAAACTCAATCGGGCCATCCAGGAGGTAAGTAGAAAGAGTGTAGTCTCTCTGATGAAATGGAAACAGAGCAATCCCGACTATGCGGACTTAGATTCGGACTTCTCAAATCTATGTTTAACCATGCAACAGCAGTCCATCGCGGGTATGAATCGTGAGAAGTTCTATCCGAAGGTGATCCATCGGATCGCGGAGTCCGTCCCATGTAAACCATAATTATGATTTCACCTATAATTACTCGGATCTCCGATTTGAACCATTCCTTCCTCATCTTCTTTTTCTGGTCTTCCTTTTTCATCACCAATATATGGGTTACCATCTTTATTCAAAATTGACCTAATTTAATATAATCTATTCACTTTATATATATTTGAGATGTCGAATGGAGTATATGGAAATGGAATGCAATTGGAAGATAGTGAAGGCAATCTGTATATAGTAGACGAATACACCGAATATGGTAATATCGTCAAGTTTAATAAAAAATACACGCTAATAAATACTATAACAAAAAATTACAGGATGGAAAATGAATTCCAAATTATTAGAGAGTTTCGTATACCTCGAACACCATATAAAGTTGGTCAAAAAATACAGGATACACAAGGTAATATATATTCTATAAATCGTGCATACATGGATGAAGAAGTTGTAAACCGTAAAACCTATAGATATTTAACATTTCAGATTAAAAAAGATTGGAATTTGAGGAGTTCAAAAAAAATAAATGGTGAACTTATAACGGATAGATATAAATTTTCAGTAAGAGTAGGAGATTTGGAAGTAAATGAAAAATACAAATTTGATAATTATGAAAATATGGAATTGGTTTCTAAGAAATTTGATAAAGACAAAGAAATTTATAATTTAAAATTTAAGAATGCGGAGACGAAAGATGAGGTTCCAATAGAAGTAGAAAATAATTTTGAAAATAAATATAGATTTTATCAATATCCTCCTCGTGAGACTTGGCGAAATGTTGAAGGAAGCAAGCAAAATGTTGAAGAAAGCCAGCAAAATGTTGGAAAAGGCGGCAACAAAACCCGTCGCAAAAAGTTGACAACAAAGCGCAAAAAATCTTCCAAACAGTGGACAAGAAAGCGCAAAATGTCTAGTAAAGTTCTAAGAGGTCATTAATAAAATCAGAGACTCCAATACAAAAATTATGCCATTGTAATAAGAATGCTGTGTTGTATGTGTATAAGCCAAAAAAATGCCAAAAAATGCCGATAAATTTATTTGTATTTATTGCAACTTTATGTGCAGTAAAAAAAGTAACTATGATAAACAGTACAGTCCAAGCAGGATATCCAAATTAATAGCAACAATACAATAGGTCCGTTCGGATTCACTGCATAAAACCAAAAATCCGGATTTATATATTATTATAACAGCGGTATCCATGCAATTACATACGGTCCACTGTAAAGTATGGCAAATATGCAGGTAGGCCTACTTTTGGGATTCTTTTCTGAGAATTTAAAAAAAGGACAAAAATAAATGTCCAAAAAAAAATTCTAGAGGTCAAATACCCCTCAAAAATGCCATACCAGCATAATGCTCACAAAACCGGTTTTTGAATGAAAATGTTGGCTGCATAATTTTTATTTTCAAAAAAATATCTGGGTATATCTCATTAAGCGGATGTCAACATTTTCAACAGAAAAAGCGCCAAAAAACGCCAAGAAATTTATTTGTAAAAATTGTGACTTTATATGCAGTAAGAAAAGTGACTACTCGCGACATCTCTCCACTCGAAAGCACCAAATTTCAACAATTTCAACAGAAAAAGCGCAAAAAAGCGCCGATTTTGTCTGTGACTGTGGGAAACAATACAAGGAGAGGACCGGATTATATAAGCATAAGAAGGTTTGTAGTTATATAAATGATAAAAATGCTAAGATAGACAGTAATATGATTATAGAACTAATCCAACAAAACAAGGATTTACAAAAACAGTTGATAGACCTGGCTCATACTAGACAGGATGTTACCATTAATAATACTAATAGCAACAATACCAATAACTTTAATATAAGTGTATTTCTCAATGAACACTGTAAAGATGCCATTAATTTCAGTGATTTCATTGATAATATCCGTGTTTCTCACGAAGACCTACAGAACAATGCCCAACTGGGATTCGTCGGTGGGATATCTAAGATTATAACCGATAATTTGAAACAGTTGACTCTACACGAACGGCCTATACATTGTACCGACGCGAAGCGTGAGACCATGTATATTAAAGACGAAAATACATGGCAGAAAGACAAATATCTCATCCAGGAAAAACTCAATCGGGCCATCCAGGAGGTCAGTAGAAAGAGTGTTGTATCTCTGATGAAATGGAAACAGAGCAATCCCGACTATGCGGACATGGACTCGGACTTCTCAAATCTCTGTTTAACTATGCAACAACAATCCATTGCGGGTATGAATCGTGAGAAGTTCTATCCGAAGGTGATCCATCGGATCGCGGAGTCAGTCCCTTGTAAAGGAGTTTAGGTTATAAATATATTATTAATATATAAATGAATGATTATGAAATAATTACGGTTGCAACACATAAACAGGGAAAATTTGATGAATTGATTAACAACAGATTTCAAGAAAAGGTAACTGTATTAGGAATGGGTAAAAACTGGACGGGCTTCAATATGAAATATGAATTAGTTTACGAGTACATTAAAAACATGAATGACGATAAAATAATCATTTTTTTGGATGGATTTGACTCTATAATACAGAACGATCCTTCAAATGCAGTAAAAATATTCAAACGGAAAAATTACAAAACTTTATTTTCAAATGATTTTTGGTTACGATCTAACTTCATGAGAATATATGTATCTTCATTCGTTTTTCCGTATTGTCATGAAAATACCAGTATAAATTCTGGAATGTACATGGGTTATGTAAAATATCTAAAACAATTACTACAAGATTCATTGAAAAACAAATGTAAAGACGACCAAAGAGTTATCAATACATTATGTAAAAAAAATGATTTTATATTAGTGGATGTAGATAACGACATCTTTTATAACGTTAGTCCTGATAAAAATGAAAAACCACCAAATAAAAGTATTTTTGTATCTTTTCCTGGTACACTCACTATGAATCGAGCATATAGAGCAATTTTTGAATATGGTCAATTTTTCTTACTTCAGTTTGCATTTATTTGTGCATTAATATTAATCACCTTGGTCTATAATAAAAGATATTACATTGCGTTTGTATTTATTCTACTAGTGATATCTTATCTAGTCAACATCGATTATAGTTGTCTATAATAATTATGCTATAAATAATATTTCTTAATATTATATATAAATGTTATTAACCTTATCACAATTTTCTTTGTTATGTGTATTAATAGGTATATCCTTAACAATAAATTCATATTTTAAGCCACATAAAATCATTAAACAGCAAGAAAGTAAGTTATCAAATTCCAAAAAAATGGAATTATACATAATTCGTTTCATTCATTATTGTACATCATCGATTGCTATGCTATTTTTTATGGTAAAAATAAACTTAATATATGATGTATATTTTATTATTTTTTCATTTTTGGTAGTCTCTCACTGGATGATATATGGTAATGAATGTATCTTAACGATTCGTGAAAAAACTATTCTTGATCCATCATACAAACCAGGAACATCATGTATTTACGAACCATTTCTTGTTCTCATAAATGATAGTCTTATTGGATCTGAAACTGCTAAGTTATTCTACATAAATATTTTGATTGTACTTCTTCGTCTCATTATACCTGCCTTTTACGGGCCATTTACCATGTCGGCTTTCAAAAAATTTTATAAAGATAATTATTGATACTATATTTTTTAACATACTTTCTTGTGAGTTTTGCTGCATAAAACACAAACAGAACGATAATGAAAATCGATAATACAAAAAATAATTTGGAAATAAAATAAATAATCGAAAATCCTGGTTCAGGGCTATCGTCCATGTTTAACGATGATATTACCAACGTTTTCACATGATTGACCAAATTTGTCGAGTCTTTTTCACCCCAGGACTTTCTATTATCTGTCTCAGGAAAGGTTTGATAACATAAAGGTTTACAATAAAAGTATCTATCAGAAATGCTTTTACTTATGATTACATCCCAATGTTTGTAATGTAATCGAAGTTTCTCCACATTACGCACACACTCTTTTGAATAAATCGCACTGTGCATAGTCAATGAATTCAAGACTCTATAATGAATGATATTTACGTCCATAGGGTATGAAATAATTGGAATCAGTCCAAGAAAATAGACAAAGGAGTCATTTTTACGTGAGTTCAAAAAAAGTTCAATATTATTTACATTGTATGTGTTTTTGATTTCTTCGTTAAATATAAAATCGTCTTCCAATATCAATATGTTACCGTAATTGTTTTCATTAGCATGGCGGAAACATTGTAGAAATGCATCACTTAAATCTTGGTATGAAGCCTGATCGATAAGTTTTTTATTACAGTTTTTAAAGCCTTTATTGAATACAATGAAACAATTTTTCGTGGGTTTAATCTTGTCTAGTTCACTTCGAACATGTGAAATACGGCCATTATTTTCCAAATGAATGACATATGTACAATCTACTGTTTTGTCAAGTATGCCTTCAGTATATTTGATATTTTCAAATCGATAACAATTTGCATTATATTTGATGTCCATTTGAGTATATATATTTTAATATTATTTTTCTTCATTATATCATTATTTTATAGGTGTCATGTTCAAAATCATGTTTGTAAATATTTTTATTCAATACATTAGAATAATGTGTATACAACCATACTTTGTATTTTCTTTGCAATACATCACATTTGTTTAAAATATGAATGAAATAATTAATACAATTCCAATCATTGGAACCGTAACTAATATTGGATGTTTCATCTAATATTGATACGAGTTTTTCATGTTTTATTTTGTCATGTAGATTTGTCTTGATCAATATTCCTTTCTTTCCGTTTTTCAAATACGTATCTAGTTTTGATAACATAACACCGGAAGTTGTATGTTTGGTATGTTCACAATACAAAAACTCACTACTACAATGTAATAAATATAACTGCTTATCTTGCTTTATAATCATTCCAATATGACTAGTACCCAATGTAAATACAGGAATTGTCCATATTAAACCATTCATGACATGAGAAATATTCTCTAAAATTATATCACCTGTTTCGCAAAAATCATACATTTCGTTTAATCTAATTTCTTTATCTATCATGTGATTGATGTCATAAACACTATACTCAAAATAGGATATAAGAGTTATAATGATGAATGCAAATGTAATTATTATACTAAGTTTGTGTTTCATACAAATATATAACACCAATGCTATTATACCCGCTAATGCAATAAATATTTTCATATGATAAAATTGGAAAGTTTCATCAATATAATACTTATATTTGAGTGATGTTAGTTCTATTTTTTCTAATGACATGAGATATATTACCTGACAAATTATTAAAACAAACATTATTTCATTCATATACATTTATATACTCTCACTACAAATATATCCACATTATATATATATGAAACTAAAACTACAAAAAAATACAATTATTTATTTATTGATCGCATTGATAGTCATTTTATCGTTGATATTCCTTTTATTCGACATAAAAAATGTGGAAGTCCAGAGCAATCTTCATAATATGCACAGTCGTTTGCAAGATGTAAAAGATAAATATCCCACTATTATCAACCCAAATCATTCCATAGTAAGCAGCGGTGAAGTGACATACATAGAAAATGTATTCATTTCAGAGTATCACGACATGATATCCAAACAATTCGACGACCTTTCGATGCATCCATCTAATAATCTGGGTCTCCGCAAAGCAAGCGCAGTAAATTTCATGGATTTGCATAAATCAAACGACTACAAAGGTTGTCTGGAGACTTATTATAACCATGAGTTCATCGATTTCATTTCATCCAACATAAAAAAGCCGATACAACGCACAAATTCCAGTGACGTCAATTCGTGTGGATTATTGATTTATTCGGAAGAAGGAGACCATATTTATTGGCACATCGACAACTCCATATATTACGGTGACAGATATGTCGTTCTATACACAATTACAAATGAAAATCCAACAAAAAACGGTCTTTCAGAAAATGAATTTTACTATCGTTTGAACGGCCAAGAACAAAAATTAAAAATGAAACCCAATTCTGTGGTAATATTCAAAGGTTCCGACATATGGCACAAATCTACTGCCATAAGTAAAAATGAGAAGCGCGTGTTATTATCGATGACATTTTGCGATGTTTGCCAGGAAAAGAAGAACATTTTCAATTACATTCATGACAAAATCAAGAATCTAGTTACATATGGATAAAAATCTACCGAATGTATATATATGACACCGAATCAAATCATCAAATCGATTTACCATGGGTTTGCATTCTTATTTCTCTTCTTTTTGGCATTCAATATTAAGTTATCTAATTTTCAAAAATATGCGCTCATCTTTATCGGCATCTTTCACGCATACGATACATATTGGTTCTTTAATAATACGACCGATGCACCTATATAAAAACGAAATATAGTGTCTTAATATTATGGAAAATATAATATTAGGAACCATGAACATCAAATATGACCATTCGTCGAACCGCGACGCCAATGAATACGAAAAAATAATACATCAGTATTTGTGCGACACAAAAGATCCAATTTTAGACAGTGCATATTACTATGGAAATACTCAAACAGAGGTCGTATTGGGAAATATATTGTCTAATTTACCCTATCATTTAGCGGTTCCAAAGGTCACTACCAAGGCAAATCCATGGTATCAAAATGATTTTACTAGTGGCCAATTGGGTCAATTAAATGAGGAAAATTTGAAGAGACAGTTGGAAACCTCATTATGTAATTTAAAGGTAGATCAAGTGCACGCGTTTTTTCTACATTGTTACGACTACGAAACACCCTTGAATCAAACCATTGAAATATGCGATGAAATATGGCGCAAAGAAAAATGCAATGTTTATGGCGTATCGAACTTCTCAAAAACTCAAGTAGAAGAGGTTCTCAATATATGTGAAAAAGAACAATACGAACCACCGAATATATATCAAGGGATGTACAATGTAATCAGTAGAAATGTCGAAGAATTATTTCCTCTTATGGATGACAATCACATCGATTTTTGGGCATACAATCCACTAGCAGGTGGTCTATTAACAGGAAAATATCGCGATGTCGATATCAATTCTGTGGATTCTCGATTCAAAAACAATTCCATTTATCAAAACATATTTTACAAACCTGACATTGTCAATATTCTGGAAACATGGTGGACGGAATATCCTCGACATGAATGTTTAGATTTGGCTTTACAGTTCTATAAACAAGACTCATTAATGCGAACATGTGACTCCATCATTATGGGTGCATCTACATGCGATCAATATACTAGAAATATGAAGTCTTTTTCGCATGAATTTATGTTGCGCGAACCCTATGATTTTTTCAAACCCTTATATAAAAAGTATCAGCACATTACACCACAGTACTATTATTAATTGAAGACTGCCTTTAATGACTGTACCATAGAAACATTTTTCGGATTGGAATCGCGACATGAGGGTTTACCCAAAAAGAAGGTGTGATAATCGAACTTCTTGGAATATTCGAGTTTCTTTTCACCCATGTACGTCAAAAAACCGATCACAGTTAGGAATACTATGAGACCCATGGACAAATTCTGTGTAGTATCAATGTATACATTACGACTCTCGTACATTTTCTTGTCGTCATCGGATGTTTCCTCATTCACAATATATGAATCGTATTCCTTTTTCACGATGTGTAATAAATAGATGAGTGCGTACAACATAAACACCGCAATCCAGAATTGATATTTTGTTTTGGCATTGATCAAAAATATGACGTATAAAATGAGACTACTGATCATACCTGATATATTTGCTAAACTGGGTATGGCCACAATACCGAAAAAGAACAGGGTCATAAATCCAAAAAAGTGCTTAAGATAAATGTTTTGATTCAAAGCCTCTTGAATTTTGCATGGAAACAATTGTGCTAGAAAATTCCCGGAAATGATCAAAGTGAAAATGAAAATAGCGGAGAAACGCTCAATGTAGAATTGGGTCGCTGCTGGGTCCATGATTATATAATAATAACTATATTTTAGTGCGTTCTTGTAAAAATATATTACAGTAAAATCCAAAAAATAAATCCTTCCTCGATTACTGCACATAAAGTTGCAATAAATACAAATAAATTTATCGGCATTTTTTGGCACTTTAAAAAATAAAAACAGATTAGTTAGCAATAGTTAAAATTTTTTTAGTAGATAGATTGATTATATTTTTAAGTATCAATAAAATATATGCAAAACCTAATATGGGTGGGTGTCGCTTTTGTTTGTGGACTCTTATGTTTAGGAATCCTTATGCATCATTATAAAAACAAATACCGCATCCATTCCGAAGTCGAAGTTATTTATGATTCAGGAAATCCGTAAAAATAATGTGAACAAACAATATATATCGAATGAATTATTTTGTTTGTAATTCCACAGGAGACGACTCTAATAGCGGCTCTTCTGATGCCCCTTTTAAGACCATACACGCTGCTTCCCAACTCGCCAATGCAGGTGACACTGTCAATGTCAAACCAGGGATCTATAGAGAGCGTGTAACTCCATTACAAGGTGGATTACGCGACAAACCACTCACGTACAAGTCCGTTGTAAAGTACGGTGCAATTGTCCGTGGATCAGACGTCTGGACCCCATCATCTATAGAAAACGGCATTGCCCAAGGGCTTATCGACGACGCATTTTTTCCCGATACATCCCACAAAAACGGTGGAAATCCGTTCGAAATCAAACTATGTGTGACTCCATATGGTCGTGAAGGATTTCCGGAAACAAAGATTAAATCGGTCGAAAACAGTGATCCAAATATGCATTATTGTCTGGGTCAAGTCTTCGTAAGCGACGTGATGTATAAACAATGTCCTTACAAAACGGAAATGGAGACTACACACAACTCATGGTACTATGACGCCGAATCAAAGACACTTTTTGTAAACGGTGTTACAGATGCTCAAACTATCGAAATCACCAATCAACGTCGTTTATTTGCTCCCCATCAACGTAACCTTCGCAACATCAATATTGATGGGTTTATTTTCGAGCGTTGTGGTAATCAATATCCCAATCGTTTCTGGGTTGTCGCCGACCAAGCACAGTCCGGTGCTGTCGGCACACGCTGTGGAAAATTCTGGAAGATAACCAATAATATCATTCGTTATGCAAACGGCATTGGCGTCGATTGGGGTAATGAAGGAAAGAAGTCGCAAGATTTGGAAATAGGAACCAATGGTGACGCAATGGGCACATATGGCCACATTATTTCCAACAACGTTATATCCAATAATGGTGCTGCAGGAACCGCCGCATTCATGGCCAATAAGTTCATTTTTTCCAATAATGTAGTGGAATACAACAATAATTTACATTTCCAAGGCAAACAGCGTTGGGAAAGTGGTGGTCTGAAAACCCACCGTCCTAATAATTCCATTGTTAGAAACAATGTGATACGCAATAATTATTGTCATGGTTTGTGGTCCGACCAGGGGGCAGGTAAGAATTGCACAATAGAAAACAATTATTTTATCAATAACGAGGGAAGCGGATGTGAATTCGAAATCGGCGTCAACATGACATCAAAAGTGGTGAACAATGTATTCAAGGACAATAAATATGGTGTGCGATTTTCCACATCAGGTGGTGTTCTAGTAGCACACAATCTGTTTTTGAAATCTACTGAATGTGACATTGAAACTCATATTTTCAAACGCGGCGATAAATGGGATTCCAAAAACGTGGAAGTCTATTACAACACTTTTGTAGATGCCCCAGAATACATTCACATCAATTGCCCAAATACAAATCCAGCGACACTATGCAGTCGATTTTTCAATTACAATACTTATGTTATGGAGCCGACCGATGAAAAATTCCACATCAAGGTAAGTTGGAAAGACAAGGCCAATTATGATTGGAAAGGATGGCAAGAAAAAATGCATTCTTACAATGAGGAAAACGCAGATGAAGACAGTCAACTAATTTCATCGTATGGAAATGTACCTGATGTTTACTCTGTTTGTGAGAATCCAGTGAAACTCCCCATATTTTCTATGAAAAGTGAGAAAATGGGATCACTCAAGGATTTCGCGAAAAATCTATGGGATAAAGACAATCATGTTTCCGGACCATTTATTCAGAGTGAATAAGTGAAAGTTGCAGAGCATATATTTGACTGTCTGTTTCATACAATTGTTTTTCTAATCTGGTGCGGCGTTTCTCCAATGCCTCGATTTTCTTCATTATGGCCTTTTCTTCTTTCTTTTTATTTTGCGCCTTTACCTTGCACTCTTTGATGGCGCGTTCATAATGGTCATAAATATTTTGAACAGAGCTTTGGGTCATTTTACACTTATTGATTTATTACATTGAATTATTTTCCTGAAAAACAATTCAATTTTCTCATTTTTTGAATACAATTTTTGATCGATTTTCTACAATAGTTTGCATTGCTTTGTCTACATTTCCATTCGCAGACTTCAATGCCCTTCTTATCTCATCACTAGAAATAACGAGTTTATCTTTCATATTCTTTTTGATTTGTTTCACTATTTTTTCTTGAGATGAATCCTTTTGTTTTGTGGATTTAATTGTTTTGTTATGAGAAGGTGAGAGTAAAGAGGCCCATGTAGTCATTTTTTTGCTGACATTATTAGTGGCAGATTTTCTTTTATTGACTTTCATTGCCTGATAATGTCCACCTTCTGAAGAGATCATTCCTGGCACAAAATGAAGATGCAACGTCTGTTTTCTTGAATCATATATCAAATCTAATATGCTCATCGAATCAGTCTTTGATTCCATATATATCTTGATATTCACTTGATAAAAAAGGCAAATAGCCACAATTTCACTATCACGCGCATAAACTTTGTTCTCACAAATATTGATTGCATGTGCTTCACCCCCTTTATCTTGTAATAAAACAAACTTCAAGTTATTAATAAGTTCTTCTTTGTTGGATCGCTGTGTTAGGGCTGAAAACTCGTCTTCTGGTGGATCATATGGTTGTGATCCACATGCGAAGCCTTTATGAAAATCACATATACTTTGACGAATTTCACCGTGTTTATCTATATTGTTAAATAACAATTGTGCAGTAGATTCAAATAAACAATTTCCATCAGCATTGTTTGTTATTATTTCGTATGTCCCGTCTGAAACAGATTTATAAAAATCACTTTTTTTCATTTCGGTTCCCATTATATAAATTCAGTACATATTTAAATCTCCTTTATTATTAGATATGCTATCGATAAAAGAAAAATGTGAAGATAATGAAACAATTACATTTAATGATCGACAAAAAGGTGAGAAGTGTAACATTAATGCAGGAATATGGCAAGAAAACAAGAAAACCTATTTATCGAATAAGACGCTTCTGGAAAGTGGACGTATCTTCAATGCATCTGAGAAAAATACAAAAAACGAAAATGTTTATAATATAAGTGGTAGATTCTTGCCCGATCCGCTCTATAAGAAATTCGGTAAATATGCCAATCCGACCACACCCACAACGTACATTTATATTATTAGCAAAGTGGTTGATGGTATCTCTTACTACAAGGTGGGTGAAGGAGGTAAAGGTGAGTCAAAGGGAAACGGAAGATTGGGGGATGCACAGACCTTTTTGATACCTGGATTGGAGGAAGACGCGGGATATAAAGTCCATTATGTGTTTTTCTTTCGCAAAAATCTTCATTATAATTCCATACATATTGGTCAGCACATTGAAAAGAACATTCACAAAATTTTGAAATATTACTTCAAACCCACCAATATATCTTATCCCAATGGGGAAACCAGTGAATGGTATTTGCTACAGGAGAGTGATGAAGAAACCTTCTTTCTCGGATTCGTTTTCGACATCATAGGATGTTATGATCATGAGAAAACGAAACCCATTGAAATATGGAAATACTCTCCAAATACACCGACAAAATCCAAGGTGAAAATACCTTCCGGGATAAGTACACGCATGAGATTAGATAATACATATGCAACTATTGAATCCAAATTGAAAGAATTCAACTTACGTAAAAAACAACGACCCTTAGGTATGATCATTGATAAAAATGACGCTCTTCGATATGCGGAACAATTAAACGAATTACGTAAAGTTTTCGGTTTTAGTGTTCGTGAGAACATCCGTAAAAAACCATATAAATTGAAATTTCTCGACCAAAATGTACTTCTAAAAGACTTTCAAACATATGGGAGCGCACAACTCGACAAGTATTCGAAATATTATGCTTTAATGGAGCCCGCTGAGTCCACAACAATGGACGATTTCGCCAGTTTCTTGGAAGACAATAAGATGAAATATGAAATTGTCGATGAAACTGTCTATTTGCGATTAAAAGATTTCCTGGAATTATACAAGTTGTATTATGTGTCAAATGTAAAGGATTGGGTGTTGAAACCCATATATGATTTCTATATGAATCCCGGTTACGAGAAAAACATTGAGAAAATCGCGTCACCTACACAACAAACACCTTCATGGTTCTCTAATCGCAAAGTTCAATTGTTTTGGGCGCAAAAAATGACAAATGAAAAAGAGTGGAAATATCACAATGATTATAGTATGGAAGATGAGGATACAACGGCGTCTTTGAAAAAATGGGAAGTATATGGCTACGATGAGGACGACGGTGTCCGTGTAAAACGTTTTCAATTAGATTCAAATGACCAAGCGATCGAAGACACCAATGAAGAAGTAAACATATCGCGAATCATGAAAATAAAAAACGTATTCAAACCCGAACAAATGGACAAAAAGGATCTCAAACAAAAATACACGATTTTGAATTCCATTTCAGTATCCGGAAAACCCGTGAAAAAAGGCGACATTGTGGAAATACGCGATGATTATTTCCTTTGGGTAGACAAATACGGGGAGCCTGATGGATTGCCTCACAACGATTGGCGACAATATAAAGTGGACATCGTCTATAGGAATTTGCGTTTTAGTGAAGACTCCATGAATCCAATGATGGATGTGCGAGAACATCCGCGAAAAACCCAATCTCAGAAATATGAAATCATCGCAAATGACTTTCTAGCCGAAAAATTCCGAAAACTTTCATCGGGCCCATCTGCTGTGGAGCCATTGTTTAAAAAAGACCAGATCGTTTTTATAGCAAAACTCGGAGCAAAACATATTTTTGATGATAAAAAATGGCACGAAAACGATCACTACGTCATGATCGAATCTCTGGATAAAAAGAACAATTCATATAACATTCGACTTTTTGCTCCTTTTACTACCACGGAATCGGTCTCCATGACTACTCTGCATAAATACGGCAAAATCAAGGATTCAAATTCTGCAAATCTCACAAAATACAAAGAAGATTTACTCTTCAAAATCATACCAGTAGAACAGATCGACGATCACAAACCCAAAAATGCGACGAGTCATATGGATTTGATTAAACCCGGAAGAAGAAATCCACAATATAAAGTGACTTACCAAGATGGAAATGCTGAGAACATGGGTATTTCGACCTTACAAAATGCCAAAATTGTAGAGAAAAATGCATCATCAAAAGTGTCCCGTTATTGGCGTACATTGCGCCGCAATAGAAGTTCGGGATCAATGAATTCATCGAAACGTAGACGAACAATAAAGAAGAAACCCTTGAAATCTCACCTTTATGATTTCGAAACTTTCGATGAGAATCTTGATCGTGCAAAGCAAAATTGGATCGATCATCATAATTATAATGTCCGTCAAACAAAGAATAAAAAGTCCGCATATGAGAAAATCATTTATATGCCCGATGGAACCAACTCGCCATTCCGTGTAGGAGATTTGTTTATAACGGGAGGTAAAAATCCAAAGAAGGGGTATTTAGTGAATTACTTCTATAAACGAAAAATGACGTATGGCGTATTTTTCTCATCCAGTGATAATGACGCCACTGGAAAAGAATATCCTGAATACGATAATGAGGGATTGATGAATTTAATCAAAGAAGGAAATACGATTGAATTTCTCAATAATCTAGACACCAAAGTGTTTGGTAAAATGAAGAGAAGGTATGAAGCAATGATTGCAAACATGTGATCATCTATCGTTGTTAAAGTACCCATTATATTTTAGAACATAAATGTATATGTACTTGAAAAACAATATATGGATAATAATTATTACTTTCATTAATATGGTGAATCCGCTACGAATCATATCATTGAAACCAGGCGGTATGAAAGGATTTTATATGTTTGGTGTCTGTAACTATATCAAATCTCATTACGATCTTTCTAATACTGTTTATTATGGAGCCAGTGCGGGTGCGTGGAATGCGCTCTATTTATCCAACACAAAAATACAATATCCGGAAAAACTTAATGTAAATACTGTAAAAGATCCATATGAATCGTTTTTGGAAAAAATGGACATTTCTCAGTGTAAAAACATGTACGATATAGAGAAAATTCTAAAAGATTACTATTTATCTGAATATGATACATCGGATTTCGATTTGGCCAATATTCACATTTGTATGGGCACTGTGGATAGATTCAGACTGAAAAAACAAATCATTGATGATTTCGTTGATTTAGAAGACGCATTGAACTGTTGTATGGCGAGTTCTCACATACCATATATCACGGATCATAATGCCTTTTACAAGTTCCGAAATATGAATTGTGTGGATGGTGGATTTTTCTCGTATCCGCATCCGTCACATGTGAAGCCAAATCTCACCATTTATCCCGAAATGTGGAACAATGATGAAATCGAGGAACTAAGTCAAATGAAAACGTTGAAAATACCTGAACTTATATATCAGGGATATTTGGATGCAGATAGGAATAAAAAAGAATTAGATGATGCATTGGTTTCTAGATAAGAATATAAAGATTTATACATGAGTCATTATTAATACGTAATGAGTCATGTATTTAAGGAGATGAAATACGCATGCAACAATTACAAGACGATTGCACGTACCATGGTTCGCGGTAAAGGCATCTATGTATATGATCGACATAACACAGCATATATAGATTGTATTTCTGGTTATTCGGCTATTAATCAAGGTCATTGTCACCCAGAAATCATCAAGGCTGCGAAAAAACAGATGCAAGAATTGACTTTGACCAGTCGCGCATACCACAACAATCGCTTGGGTAAATATAGTGAAATGTTATGTAAGAAATTCGATTATGATAAAGTACTCCTTATGAATGGAGGTGTGGAATCTGGAGAATCCGCCATTAAAATTGCCCGTTCGTGGGGATACAAATACAAAAATATTCCCAATAATCAAGCAATCAATGTTTTTTTCACGAATAATTTCTGGGGACGTTCATTGGCAGCATGTTCATCATCCAATGATCCATCATGTTTCAATAATTTTGGACCTTATATGCCCGGTTTTGCTATTTTGGAATACAATGACAGTGACCAACTCAGGAAGTTCTTGAAACTATTCCCCAATACAGTATCTGTTATGTTGGAGCCCATTCAAGGCGAAGGTGGCATAAAAATACCTGATATGAGGTTTATGCAAGACGTCCGAACTTTATGCAATCAACACAACGTTCTTATGATTGCTGATGAAGTTCAAACCGGATTATATCGTACGGGTACATTGACAGCGTGTGAACATTATCGCGTGAAACCGGATATTTTGTGCTTGGGTAAGGCATTGTCAGGTGGTTTCTATCCAATTAGTGCGGTTTTAGCAAAGAAGCAGATTATGGATGTTTTGACCCCTGGAACACATGGATCGACATTTGGTGGAAATCCATTGGCATGCGCAATAGGAATGAAAGCGTTGCAAGTGTTGGAAAAAGAAAAAATGGGCGAAAATGCACAAATTCTAGGAGAATATTTCCGCAAAAAAATTATGAATTTGGGACATCCGTGTGTCAAGGACGTTCGAGGAATCGGATTATTGAACGGAATCGAAATGACTCGAAAGGAGCATGCCGACGATTTTGTGAATTTACTTTTGGAGGAACAAGTGTTGGCAAAAACAACACGTGATACAGTTGTGCGAATCACACCGCCTCTTGTGATCAAGAAAAAAGAAATGAAATTACTTGTGGAGAGAATTACACGTGCATTGTATGAATTGTAGGTCATCAACCAAAGGTCATCAATTTACCAAAGGTGATTGCTTTACCAAAGGTCATTGCTTTACCAAAAGGTCATCAATTTACCAAAGGTGATTGCTTTACCACGAGTTTTCTTTGTTTTCTTTGGTTTCTTTGGTTTTCTCTTTTTTTGTGTGCGCTTGCGAGTTTTAGGCTTTCCACCTTTAGGTGTGGGGTAGTATAAATCAGTACCTTTAATTACATTTTCATCGGCATCGGTGATATATTGTTTGACTTTTTCATCATCCTTAATAATTTCTTTGACTTTATTCTTCTCTTCTTCAGTCAATTTTTGTTCTTCTTTAGTCACTTTTGTAAGTATGGATAGAGCTTCTTCGATAGTATCATCTACGTTTCCTTCCCTTAATTTTTGTACCACCTTTTTTGTATCTATCAGTTGTATTATCTTATAGGCATCTTTTTGTTTAATTCCGTATCTCTGAAAATGATCAACAACAATACGTTGGTTTATTTTTCCCATTTCATCTTTTTTCACCCCGTCCCATTGGGAAGCAGAAAAAGCAGTAATCAATAAAATTACAATTGGAACCAAACCTTCTGCAAGATCCGCACCACCCTTTTTAACAGGCATTATATATGTATAGTCATATAATAATTATTTTTCCTAATGTTGTGTCTTTTACCCAGAAGTTTTCCTCCTAAATATTTTTATAAATAAATCAATGATTTTCAATATCAGGTATTTCTCTATAAACAGAATTTTGTACTCTCCGAATCAACATAATCAATATAATATCAGTAACTAAAAAGAATACACATAAAAAACCAAGAATACATTCGAGCGTATGTTTTGCCATTGTCACTAACTCGATACAGTGGTTTATTTCTATATAAAAAATTGAATAATATAAAGTTTATATGAATGTTTCTATTCATATAATCATGGAACTTCGAAATCGCACGATTCATTCCGATGGAAATCTAATCGAATTGGAAAAACGCAAAAGCAGAATGAAACAAACGATTCGATCGTCGAAAAGTGAATCCAATATCAAAAAAGAATACCTTGAAAACATAAACATCAAATTACAAGAATTTTACGAAAGAATCCATGGAATTCAAATCATACAGAGATGTCTATAATTTCCGCATTTTCCGCGGATTTCGAGGATCGATTTTCAGAAATACGAATATTACCCAAATTCTTCTCTATTTTTCTAAGTTCATTGTCAAAACTGAAGCACTCCAAATAAGTCTTCACTTGATCACTTTTTGTGTGTTTTATTGTTTTTATTTTTTCATATTTCGAAATATCTATGGAATAATTAAGAGCAGAATCAATGGTATTTGCGAGTTTATGTGAAAATTTATATATTTTGAAGTCCATAGACTTCGGGCTCAAATGATTGGACCAAATACGTGGGAAATGATAATAGAAGAATTTATAATTATCGATTTTACCTAGTAAATGTGTAAATCCCAAAATATACTTTTTAATCGTGACAATGGGCAGTATATCCTCTGAATACATGTCTATAATAACAGACCGGAATAGTTCCATACCACCGCTCAAATAAATATGACAAAACCAAATACTCCATATGTAGCAGAAGTGATTTTGAGAATCAGTATGTTGAATGTTGATGATTCTTTGTAATTTCTCATTCAGGTCATATTTTGTCAAACTGGGAGAAATGATGTCCTCGAAACCACCCGTCGGCTGCAATATATAATCTATAACAGCAGGCTCAAATGTCAACTTGCCTCCAATAAGTTTTTTCGTTTTTGGATAGTTGAATATTTTTCTAGCAATGGTTAGAAAGAGTTGTTCTGTTCCTGAATTATAATAATTGTTTTCATATTGTCCGGACATGGAGTCAAAAACAACAACTGTTTTCGTTGCAACGTCACAAACAATTGCACCATAATGACCACCTTCGCCCAAATTCAGCCCAATAATTGTGAAAATCACACTTTTACTTTTACTACTTATTTTTGCGTCGACCATTTTCTTGTATGAATTGTCCAAATACGCCTTCAGCGTCTTCCCATTTAGTTTACTCTTCTTCATTTTCCAACTTCCATTCTTATCTTCCTGAATATCGAATGTATCCGTTGGTAAATAAACTGCATTGGGATATTGGCTACAAATCAAATGCATTAAATGCTCTAAATTTGTTCCATATTCATTTTCTTCTTCTTGCATAAACAATCTAAACAACTCATTGGAGTTTTCCATGAGCACTAGATCCAATGCATTGAGTTTACATATCAATGTACGTTCCATTTTATCGACGACTCCGTATTTCAGTTCATCGAGAATAAACAATGGTGTGTTCTTGTAGTTCATTTATATAGTATGCCTTGAAATAATCTCTAAAAGATGATTTCAATTTTTTTATTTTCAGATCAAACAATTTCGTCGACAAATCCATATTCCAAATATCACTATTCAATAAATCATCTAGCATAATTTTCTAATAAAGATAAATTGAAATAATGAAAATGTTTTACAATTTTTATATTATGAGACATTTACTTGCGACGTGTCTTTCTTGTCTTCTTGGATTTCTTTGTCTTCTTGGATTTCTTGGATTTTCTTTTTCCACCTTCTTGTGATTGTGGTTGTGAATTTCCAAAATTTTCCTCTAATTCATCTTTTAACATATTTTTTAAATAATTTATCTCTTCACTGGTAAATTTATATTTTTTTTGTTTTACCTCTTTTTCCTTTTTATCAATAAAATCATTTACAAAACCTTCAACAACTCCATAAGGACCAGTATTTATAGATACTAATTTTAAAAAACTATTATCTTTACCAATAAGTTGCATTTCGGAACTCGATTTTTTTTCAAAATACTTTTCATCATCTACAAGAGTTACTAGTGTGTTATTTTTCTCATCATATAGTCTTGGAACATACATATGTTTGGATTTTTCATATTTTTTTTTCATTTCATTTATTCTCTCTTGATTGCCTTCACCAAGAGCCTTACTACTATTTTCTATATATTTACTATCATGATATTTATACCACAAATTAAAATATTCACCATAAAGTTTTTTTCTAAATTCTAGTTCTTGTTCCGAAATTGTTGGTTGTTCACCATTAGTATCTCCCATATATCAACTTATATATAAAATACATATATTATTTACTTTCGATGTGTCTTTCTTGTCTTCTTGGATTTCTTTTTTAATCACCACTTCTACATTGTTGATCTCCTTGACAAGGTGAAGGTCATATTTTTCGAATCGATGAAAATATACAATTCATGTTAAAATATAAATACATTTCATGGATAGTCTCTAATACCCAATCTAAAAACAAATGTGCGGTATATTTGCTTTGTTAAATCACGAAATATTCAGAAATGGAAATTGTTTGGAAGATCAATTCATATATAATGAGTTCATGAAAGGTGCTGGACGCGGTCCGGACGACCATCAGTATCGAAATGTATCGCTGCAGTTATTATTTGGATTTCATCGTTTATCCATTAACGGTTTAACAAAAGAATCCAATCAACCCATTCAAATTGATAATGTGTCTTTGATATGCAATGGCGAAATTTATAATTATAAAGAATTGTATGAACTATTGAATATCACCCCAAATACGGAATCCGATTGCGAAGTCATCATTCATTGTTACAAGAAATATGGCATTGAATATACATTGTCCCTTCTAGACGGAGTCTTTAGTTTTGTTCTTGTTGACAACAATGCCAGAAATACACAAATGTTTGTGGCGCGAGATCCATACGGAGTTCGACCACTTTACATCATGGAAAACGACGAAAAAAAACATATTGTGGGATTTTCATCGGAAATGAAGACACTCATAGGAATCTGTAATAAAATAAAATCCGATAAAAAATATCATATACAACAGTTTCCTCCCGGCTGTTACAGTGCATATAAATTGCCCAATAAAATTCTTGCACAATGGAAGCCATCAATAGAAAAGGTGAATTATTTTCAAACAGCATTTTCCAGTGTGAATCAGTCCTTTACCACACACTTGCAAGCAACATCTATTCAAAATATACTGAAAAACATAAAGGTGAATTTGACCAATGCAGTATACAAACGTTGTAGTACTACTGAACGCCCTATTGCATGTTTGCTGTCTGGTGGCCTAGATAGTAGTTTGATCACCGCATTAGTGTGTAGTTATTTTCCGGATAAGACGATTGAGACCTATTCCATTGGCTTAAGTGGATCTGTAGATTTGAAATATGCTCAACAAGTGGCAGACTTCCTGAAAACCAAACATACAAACATTGTTATATCCAAGGATGATTATTTGGCTGCAATTCCGGAAGTGGTTCGCGCTATAGAATCATATGACACTACAACAGTTCGTGCGAGTCTGGGTAATTATTTGGTGGCAAAGTACATCAGAGAAAACAGCGATGCCAAGGTGATTTTCAACGGCGATGGTTCAGACGAATTGACGGGTGGATACTTATATGTCAATCATGCACCCAATTGTGTGGATTTCGATTATGAGTGTCGCCGACTTCTGCAAAATATACACAAGTATGACGTTCTGCGCTCGGATAAATGCATTTCGTCACATGGATTGGAGCCGCGCACTCCGTTCTTGGACCGCACATTCACACAATTTTATTTGTCCATTCCACCGCAATTGCGTTATCGCAGTGGTGAACACAGTTGTTTCGAAAAATTCAAATATACGGAAAAGTACTTGTTGCGCGCGGCTTTCGATGACGAGGATAATCCGATTTTACCATACGATGTATTGTGGCGAACCAAAGAAGCATTTAGTGACGGCGTATGTGACCAACAGACCACTATTGCTGAAATGATTGACGAACATGTTCAAAGCGTCGAAATAGAGAAAAAGAAGTATACGTACAATCCTCCAAAGACACGCGAGCAAATTTACTATCGATCCTTGTTCGAGGAATATTATCCGGATCAGAGTCACGTTATTCCGGAATTTTGGATGCCGCGATTTGTGGACGCAAGTGACCCCAGTGCAAGAACATTATCCTTTTATGGCGAATTTGACAAACAGGATTAGACCCGGTAATGTCTATTTTAATAGTAGTTCATATATAATTATTACCATATATGAAGTTTAAATTTATCTTCTAGATATTTTTCTTTGATCTTCAGAATAAAGGGGTTCAGTTATACCTACTCCTTTTCCTGGTCCACGACGAATATACTCATCCAATGTGATATCTTTGACAGATTGTTTATCACTATATGAATCTTCATCAAAAATAGGTGTTGAATCTTTTACTAAATCACTCTCTATTGTTCGTAATTTCGAAGATGGATTTGTTATAGTAGACGACATTTTATTCTAATTTCAAATGTAATTAACGCAACAATTCAATTTTTTGAGTTCATTGATGTTTCAGAAGCATATGTTTGTAAAAGTTTGCAAAAAAACATCCAGTTTTGATCGGATGAAAAAATATTGTACTGATTGAAAAGTGTTCGGCGCCACAATGACGATATTGCAGCATATTTTGATACGAGTGAATTCCACCGCCGCCGATTATCTCCACATCGGGATATTTCTCCTTTATCTCGCGTATCAAATTCAAATTATTCGCACGTAAAATGGGTCCACTGAGTCCTCCTCGTGAAGTAGGCATGGTATTGGAACAATGAAATTGTCGAAATCCCTGGCCATAATAATTGGAAAACTCATCCAGTGAACAATGCGGACTTATTTTGAGAATGCACCATCGGCGATCTTTATTGATAAATTTCGACAATCCGTTCGATATCATATGTTTTTCCGCATTGGGACAACTCACATTGAGTTCAATGTTCGCATTTTTCGGTATTTTGGCCTCCAAAACATCGATTTCACTTTTATTTAAAATCGCCAAACTATAAATGTGTTTCGGGTTATACTTTGTCATTGCATAATCTATGCCCTTATTGCGAAGACCTATTTTATTGATCCATCCTTGATGTTCAAATGAGTAACGGAGAGTGCGTAGAATTTGACCTATTAGACCAGGTCGGGCCTCACATGTATAACTACCTTTAATTGAAACAGTAAATGGCAAATCAATATAATTTCCAAACGGTGGACCGATGAACAAAACCATCAATTCTATAAATATATGAACTATATCACGATGATTACAAATAGTTTTTTATAAGCATACTATATAAAATCACATGAATCAACAAGAATTAATCAAAAACTCATTCTACATTACATATGCTTTCCTCATTACTACTGGAACCATCACATTTATTGAGTCGATGCGCACAAAAGACCTTCGCATTCGTAATATATTGAATTTAGAGACATGTATTTCTATTGTTGCTGCATTTTTCTATGGTAATTTTGTAGCCGAGTTGGAAGAATCCGTCGATTACAAAAAGATCAATTCCACACGTTATGTGGATTGGGCAATAACGACACCTATTATGCTATTGGTACTCATGTTGGCATTTTTATATAACAACAAAGGCGGTGCACTAAGTTTCAATAAATATTTAGTTGTTTTGGTTCTCAATTATTTGATGTTGGGATTCGGTTATATCGGTGAAATCGGCATGATGAATAAGTACGCTGCCAATACGTTCGGATTCGCCGCATTTGCCTCTATGTACTACTATTTACACACGAATTTCCTGAAGGGGTACAATAACATGGACAACAAAATGTTGTATGGTGCATTCGTATTTTTATGGGCACTTTATGGTGTATTCTATTTTTTCGATGAAGTGACGCGTAATGTGGGATACAATGTATTGGATCTGTTTTCCAAATGTTTTGTCGGTATTTTCTTCTGGGCGTATTTCACAAAAGCATTCAAGTTGCCATAATCATAGATCGTTGTGTACATAATCCCGGAATAAAAAATATGTTGTCAATTTACCGACTCCAATATAGGCAAAAAACGCGAAAACTAGAGATGTAATTTCCAAATCATATAAACTCACCAACAATATACATATAGGTATTCCTATTTGTATTTTCCGCAGATTTTCGAGGGTGTCGCTGCAATGTTGACAATGCTTCGTATGTGCCTCGTATCGATTGAAGATTTCATACCTAGACATCTCTGACACTAACTTTTCATCGCGATATACGTACTGCAGCCATGTAGGATTGTACTTTTTTAACCATTTGTGAAACATAATGATACTATAATCACTGGATGTGGGTGTATAATAACTTTTCGTGTCAAAGATTTCATGATTCATTAAATGCCGTTGTTGTTTGTATAAGAGCATCGTATCACTATCTAAGAACGTCATCGCCAAAGAATGCTTGACGAAATTCGGTATTTTGTCAAAAATGTATCTTTGGTAGCGTCTTTTGTATTTTTGTTGCATGAAAATCCGGGTTTTATAGTTACGCAAAGGGACACAATATATTTGCAATCCATCGAAAAAAACGTTTTCTGGATACAACGATCGAAGTTCATAATGATTCGGATTATGAAAGGTCATTGTGCCATTGCGATATTCGCCGTTTGCCAACGTCGAGTCTTCGAAATAAAAACATATTCCGTTTTCATCCATTTTAATTAAAGTACTATTTACCGTGCTAGCCAGTTCGCGTTTGGATTGTAACTCATGATGTGCAAATGGAATATGCGCTGGATCGAAAAAATTCTCTAATAAAATGTTCATTGCATATGGTAAATCCACCACAACTGTGTCGTTGCTTACTTCTACTACGTCCGTTATATGTTGTGGCAATTCGAGTTCACAAGTCAAATTAGTATTGAGCCATAAGATGTTGTTGTGAGACTGGGTCCTATAAGTGTTTTGATGTTTAATGCATGTTTTGCAATGATTGCTTTGTGGTATGCTTAGAACACTGCCATTTGCAGAATATTCCCAGCCATGATACGAACATCGCAAATTACCCGTGGTTTTATCGATGTATCCCTCGCTCAAGGGAGCCTTTCTATGCATACATGCATTGTCTTGTACTATTATAGAGCCGTTTTTTTCCCATATGACTAATTCTTTGTCCAATAATTGAATCTCCGAAATAACTTTGGTATTATACGTTTTCAAATCTATGAGGGGTACCCAACCATATCCGTGACACAAATTACATATATACGAAAACCATATATATGCAATGAATTTCATGTTACTTATAAATCTCAACAACTATTTAAGTGATTTTTTCTAACAGAATTCTGTAACATTTGCATTTAGTTGCTTCATCTTTTGACGATATTTTATTTGTGTAATGTCGAATTTATTGCTCATAAATCCTTGAACATAATCGTCATAAATATAGTTGATGATGTCTACATCTTCGTCTAAAGTGAGTTTCATCTGATATTTGAACAATGGATCAAACATTTCATGTGTTAAAAAATTGCGATATAGATCGTAATGTAAAATGGATTCATTTTTTCCAATGGGATAACAATGGGTAATGATAGTTTTTGTAATGTCGTTTGCTTTTACACGGGTCACTGTTGCATCGGGTAAATGGAACTCATTTTCTACTTGAACAAATTGTGCACCTCCGATCAATCGAGACATACTGGATTGACCTGCAGTGTAATGGAAAGTAGTTTTACCGGACATTTCATTCATATCTTCATAGTCTATTTTGAATGGAACGGGTGACAGCGAATTTCCAAACGAATGAACATAACTTATATGCATCATGTCGAGTACATTTTCTGTTATTAAATTGTTGGGTCTGTGAATGTGCCGGGTTCCAGTGACGCGGACGAAATTGGGATCCGATGCTTCCGGGGGAATATAAATCGAATGATTGTATAATGTTCCCTTATTGGAATTCATGTCATACGAAGGTCTCAGGTATATATCGTCGTTAATTTCTCGTATTTCAAATCTTGGAACGCCGAATGATTGCTTTTTGGTATCAGGTAAACCAGGAATGTTTTCAACCAATCCATCTTTATATTCCCACCCATGATAAGGACATTTCACACAATTATTTTGTATGGTACCGTGAGACAAAGACGCCCCTCGATGAATACATATATCACTTATGGCTTTAACTTCTTCTGTTTCGGAATCTTTGTATATGGAAATAGGATATTCGTTGAAAATAAATCGCTTGGGCTTCTTATCACTAATTTCACGTTTATTTGCGATTTTCCAAAAGAGCGGAATATTAAATTGATAGTTTTTTGATATTGGTTTGGTTGTTATTTTTGTCGACTCAATCAACTGTACAAATAGATATATTCCACCCTTAATCATCAATAATATATTCATTAAAAATATTATTGTAGAACCTTTATATGTATTCACATTTTTTACTTATCAATCAAATTGATTTTCTCTACATTCTTACAATTTGTCTTTCATTTCAAGCATCATAGCAAAAATGATCTTGATGCATTTTTTATATATGGCTTTTTCCATAGAATCAGGTAGCACATCGATTTCATATTTCGAACCAAATGCCTCGAATGTAGTAATTCGACCAATGTCTATATCGTCCTTGAATTTTTCGAACCAAATTTCGACCTTTTCGTCGATTATTTGACCCCATGATTTGTTTTTATCCTTTTCGATTTCCTCTATAAGAGATTTGAGAGTATCAATTTCATATTTCAAATTCTCGTTTTCACGTGCGAGTGCTTCGATATTTGATTCCATTATATAATTATAGATTGTTTCTTTTGTATCATTTTTTCTGATTATTTTTATTATTTTTATGTTCCATGGGCTCAACACAAGTTCCACAATGATCTTCATTCGCCCAATCGACCTTTTTGTGTGTGAGATTCTCACTTGCACGTGCCCATCTACCTAGTTTCAATTGTGGGTTTTTGGATAAGTTTTTGATAAAGTTTTGAAATTTCAACATTATAGATTATGTATAATGTTGAACAGCGTTTTCCTTTTAACTGGATTTGTAAATAAGTTTATTTGTTTCTTCCATTGCACCATGTGTTTTACACTTAAAACTAGCGACCCCAAAATTGCCTGTTATATTCAAACTAGCGTCACCGGTGTAATATCCCGCTACATCCACCGTACCAGTTGATGGTGAAGTCATATTGATAAAATTATTATTTTCAATATTAACAATTTGGAAAGGATGACCTCCAGAAATATCAAGATTATATGAACCAGTTGTTACAGCGATTAGGTTGCTTGCGTCGTAAGGAATGTTATCAAAGACATATTTTCCATTAGATCCATCGACTGTTATATTGGAATTTTGAGTCAAATCTTGGGTTTCACGCACGTCAAAGGTGATCGTTTTATTCATGGAAATATCGAGATAAGCATCGCTTATATCATAGACCATTTGAAAATTACCACATGCATCCGTATTAAAATTTACATTGTTGCTCACGTCCGACAAAGAAACATTAATTGCTATGTTCGCACTATCATGAGTAATATACGATGAAGCATCTACGATTTCGTTCACTGGCAAAAGGACATCTACGCTTTCTCCCGACACAACGTAAGAAGCAATGGATGAAATTGCTGGTTTCGTAAAAATCAAAGCGACATCTTTTGTATGCTTATTTCCTGCAACATCAGTGGCAGTAAACGTGACATTATGTGTTCCTGAAGCATTAGAAATGGTAACTGGATCGACTGTCAAAGTGTCTGTGTCACTAGCAATAGTTAGATTACTAGAAAGATCAATGAGTGATAAAGACATGATTATATATTTTCTAAACATTATTTCTCCATTGTTATTTTTGTAATATTTATGGGTTAGGATCTAACAATGTCAATGATGAAGGACCGGTAATAATTGGTGGCGCAATATCCGTTCGAATAGTAACATTATAGGATATGTCGGTTTCAAATCCATATGTATTTTGAGTAAGAGTGTATGTAATGACAGAGTATGATGGATCAGAAACAGTCGATAGATTAGCGAAACTTGTATCCGTGACCACACTACTACTGACATCAATTGTGTAGTCAGACAAAGCGTTAACATATGTAAGAGCGTTAACACCAGTCACATTATCAATAGGTGCCATTAATGTGGTTTCATTCGAGTCATTCAACCAGTATGGCTTAGTATAGTCGATAGTTGAACTATTGTCTGGGTAGATTAATTCACTGGATGGCGTTAATGTAGGACCTTGTACAGTTACTATGCTCAAGGATGCATCACTTGTAAATCCGTATTGATCTGTGGCAACATAGTTGACAACATTATCAGATTGAGTAAATTCAATAGGACTCGACGTCAAAGTCACATTATTAGATACATCCACAAAGAGTTCACCTGAAGCGGAAACTCCCTTATCCGCTTGAATATAGATGGTATCATTGGATGGACCATACACGAAGTTGGCATAGTCACCCAATTCTTTGATACCAATATTTGGTGAAGTTACAGTTGTAATGCTCAATGATGCGTCGTTTGTAAATCCATATGGATCTGTGGCCAAATAGTTGACAACATTATCAGATTGAGTAAATTCAATAGGAGTCGAAGTCAAAGTCACATTATCGGATACATCCACGAAGAGTTCACCTGAAGCGGAAACTCCCTTACCGTCCTGAATATAGATTGTGTCATTGGATGGACCGTAAACGAAGTCCACACTATGACTACCCGATGCTACAACATCAATATTTGGCGCATCCACTGTGACGACACTAATTGTTTTTTCTGACTTAAACCCATAGTTACCAGTGTCAGTAGCCACATATGAAATGTTGTATGTATTGCTCGATGCCTCAATAATTGCCGGAGTAGATGAAAGTGTTCCATTGGTAGTCATAAAAATATCGCTATTAACACTTGTACCTATTACGTTATTTTTCACGTAAATGACGTCACTGGATGGACCGTATACAAAATCATTGCTTATGAAAGTCGCATCTAAAGTTGGACCGTCTACACGGATCACCGAGTAAGATGCAGTGTTAGTGAAGCCACTCGCTGTATGTGTAGCATTATACGTGACAGATGTCGTTGAATCGGTAATATTTTGCGGATCATACGTTACTGTAACATCGGCTCCAACACTCACTAGGTTTTCAGCATTTATATCAGAAGAATCATTGAGTTTAATTACTTTGTTATTACTAGTAATTCCTAAATAACCATTGTCAGGATCGTTTGAGTATTCTATAGGAGTGATTACCGGATTGCTCATAAATACTAAATCAATAGTTCCTGTTGATGTATTGTATCCATCATTTGCGGAAATATCAATATTGAAGGATCCATCTGGATTAGTAAATGTTTCTGGAGATGTAGTTACAGTTATATGCTCGTTTGGTGTATTGGAGTCGGATAATAATATGTAACTATTATCAATTAATAAATCCTTTACATTGAATTCAGATGCATATACACCACTTGTTGTGTTCAAATAAATGGTTTGATTTGGTATAGTGATTATCGGTGGAGAAGGATCTGAAACAGTCACACTTAATGATCGCGTAGAAACATCTCCAACATTATTGGCTACACTATAAATAATTGTATATGTACCAAGACTGCTGACAGTATTGTTATTTGAATCCACAGGAATATTAGAAACATCCACGCTTACAGATTCGCCTCCACTTGATGTAGCAGCAGGAGGAACAAAAACATTGTATAATTCGGCACTTACATTTGTAATAGGCACTGTATCAGTATCACCAGGTAAAGAAATCTTTGGGCTATATGATTCGATTTTCACCCAGTAACCCAGATTAGGACTCATGCGATATAAATAACTACGCGAGCCATCTTGGGTTCCATCAGGAATGTAATATTCATTAATGTCTTCCACACGATTCCAATCTGCACTTGTGAACGAATCATCTGGAGAGAACGCATATGGATAATAGAAGGCTGCTTTATAAATATTTATTTCAGCAACAGCATCTGATTTCAAACTGTGAATCACTTCATAAAATGATTTTAATTCTTCGCCTTGTTGTACAGGGATGGACGATGATATCAAATACCACCCGGGTCCATTGATAGGTTTGGTTACAGATATAGAAGGCATTTATATACAAAACATATATATTTTTACCCATATAATCGAATCAATTATTACCTATCAAAACATCATAATCTTGTTTGGAGATCAATTGACTCGATGATTGAGAACTTTGTGTTACAGGTGGGATTCCATGAATGGATGAAATATTTATGGGATTTCCTTGCACAGGACGCCCAAATGGCGGCATCGTAGATAAGTCCTTAATGTATGGATTTGGTGGTCCCATAAGGGGAGGAAGAACCGAATTATTTTTAAAATTCAGATTTGGAAGAGACGGAGGAGGCACTATAGATAAATCTTTAACGCTAGGATCAGGTGGTCCTACCATTGGAGGCACTATAGATAAATCTTTAACGTTGGGATCAGGAGGTCCTACTACAGGTGGGTATTTTAATGGTTCAACAACAGGCGGCTCAGGAGGAGGTGGTGGACAATAGGCATTGACGTCAAACATACTGATCTTCTCACATGGACCTGCTCGTTCAGTAAGCAAAATAGAATATGTAATACCGCCTGAAACTGAGTTGTTTGAGGACCCTCGAGTTCTGCGACGAATGGTTTGCGCTTGCATCATTTTTCTACTAATTTGTGTTGTATTAGTCGATGTATTCATATTTTTATTATCCTTCTGGGTTTCACAAGCACAATGTTTAAAAAAATCGCGATTTCTATATCTTGTCCACATTATGAATTTACAATATAGTGTGAAAAAAAATCCAGATCACCAGACATTTCCATGTATTTCGAAAAAAATTGAATTGTTTATTTATTAAAAAATCATATACATAATACACACCATATATACATCATGAGTGATAGTCAGTTAGCAAAGCAATACCAACGTAAAACCGATAAACAGCATATTTTGGATAATCCAGATACATACATTGGTTCCGTTGAAAATGTGGATTCTTCTACATGGGTATATGATAAAGATTCATCGAAGATTGTACACAAGGATATTGAATATATTCCCGGATTGTATAAATTATTCGACGAAGGAATTGTAAATTGTCGTGATCATATTGTTCGTATGATTCATTCCCCACTTCTTGATAAAAAATACGTTTCAGAAATAAAAATAGATATTTCGGAAGACGGCACGATTTCCATGGAAAACGATGGAAATGGTATTGATATTGCCAAGCATCCCGAATATGACATTTGGATTCCGGAAATGATCTTTGGACATTTGCGTACTTCCACAAATTACGATAAAGAAGAAAAGAAAATTGTCGGAGGTAAGAACGGTTTCGGATTCAAATTGGTTCTTATATGGTCCACATATGGAAAAATCGAAACCATTGATCACACTCGTGGTTTGAAATATGTGCAAGAATTCAATAACAATTTGAACGAAATATGTCCACCCAAAATCACAAAAAACAAGTCCAAACCCTATACCAAAATTACTTTTAAACCAGATTATGCGCGTTTCGGATTACAAGGAATCACTTCAGATATGATGTCTTTATTACAAAGACGAACTTATGACATAGCAGCCGTCAGTGACCATTCTGCTAAAAAGGTGAAAATGTATTTCAAT